TAATAAGATACAAAGGAGCTTTAGCCGCCCAAGTTACAGCAGAACCACCGTCATCTAGGATAGCTTCAGTAGCGATAATCTGTCCACCACCTGCGGCTGTTCCTAAACTAAAGTCTACGTCATTACCACTTGTACCACCTGTTACGATGTTTCCGGCAGGGATAGCAATCAAGTTGCGGATAATAGTTCCTGCGGGTTGAGTAAAGCTAACGTCAGTATTAGTGTCATCAGTTACTGCAATTGTTGCTGTGGTTACTGTTACTTCTGCACCTGCTCGTGCTGAAAGTCTACGAACATCTGATGCTATCGCCGCATCGTTTACGTCTTTGCGAATGTTTACTATGCCTGTTGGGGTTGACATGAGGGTATCTCCTATTAAATTTATTTAGTATCCAAATGTTGAGTCCACTGGAGCATAACTTCTTTCTCTGTGGAACTGTCTCATTTGGTTCAATGTGTCGTTTATACGTGGTCTAGACATTATCAGATAACGTAGTGCATCGTATGCGTGATCTGGTGCATGTGTATCTACGTCTTCTGGGTTGCGTTTATCCAGAGGAATACTTTGTAGTTCGCGTATCAGGTTAGGGCATGTATTAAATAGTTGTATTCTGGGCCTACCGCTTTGCATGACTTTTAAGTATTCGTGGATTTGAATCTTTCCTTGTATCCTATTCTTATCTGCTCTCCTGAGCTTGTGTCCTGCTCTCTGAAGCGTTTCTCCAATTGTTGGGCCTGTAGTACCTGTTCGGCTCCAACACGCTGTATCAAGCACTCCTTGCACTGAGAAGGGGTCTGGTGCTTCCATCTCAGTTATCATCTCTGCAAGCTCTGTACCTAACAAGCCTTTACGGTACAACTCACGATAGATAATTAAAGTACCATCACTAGGATCAACTGCTCCCCAGATACAAGCACTCTCTGATGCATAACCGTAGTCAATTCCTTTAACCCTTTCCCAATGTACTGGTATTTCAAAAGGCGTAATAACATGTAACTGCGGAACAAACTCTGTAAAGGCCGCACCTTCTGCAACATCCCAGTTTCCTTCTAGGAGTTGCTGACGCTGTGTAGGCGGTAAAGCCTGTAGCATCTTTTCGTATCGTCCATCTTTTGCTAGGAAAGGATTATCCTGTAGCCTAGCGGGTATAAACTTCCGTGTTAAGCCATCATGTCCTATGAAAGACTCGTGAGAAGGCGCAGGATCAATGTAACGCTTCTTTACCCATGTTGCCCCAGAACCGCCGGGATTTGCAGTACAACGCATATATGGCGTTATCTCGCTATCGGTTGTACGTAGCCGCGAAGCTAGGTAGTTCCAAGCAAACTCTGTAGGCAAATGAGTAATCTCATCAAAACCTATCCAACTATATGCTTGTCCCTGATACCGATATACGTCTGCATCACGCTCCAAGAATCCAAACTCTATCTTTGCACCGCTTGGAAAGTTCCAAAGCTTCTCCACTTCCTTGTACTTACAGCCGGGAAAAGCTTTGGGGTACAACTCTCTACTTTTGTCTATAAGCTCTCGTAATTCTGGCATCGAGCGTCTTATGATTAGACCTCTGTGAGCGGGTCTGTGGGCGTAACGTAATGGGTCTACTAGCATGGCGTAGGACTTACCGCCTCCTGCCGCACCGCCGTAGAGTACATCTGTCTCTCCTGCGGCTAAGAAGTCTTCTTGTGGGCCTTCGTTGGCCTTGAAGATAACCTCTTCTTGTGCTTCAGCGGCTAAGGCATTAGGTATGGAGGCTAGTTCTACATCTTCAATGATGGTTGAGCTTCCAGTTCCTTCTAGCTTGTTAAGAGTCTTTTTGGTTGTGCCGATAGACTTTTTGTAATTCTCAACTTTAGCCTGTGCCGCTTTTAATTTCTTTTGTTTTTCTCTGACGCTTTTCTTTGCGTCCATCTTTGCTTTAGTTTCTGAGTGGAAAGTGTAACCACGCCCCTTAGACCCTTTAGCTCTACCTGCTTTCTTACGCGGAGTACCGTCGACTTTAAGTATAAACTCACCGTCGTCATCCTTTGCATAGTTGTCAGGATTAACATCCCAATCATTCTGCATGTTTATCTGCTATCTTCTTTAAGCCCATGTGCGATAACTTGCGGCCTGTCATGCTTTCGAGGTACATACTTCCTTCGCGCAAACTCAAAGCCTTGTCCTTAATCATCGGGACTATCTTTTCTAAAGCTTCTAGTTGCTCAGGTACTGGAGTCAACAACTCTGCGTTAGTCTCACTGAGGGTATAACCAAAAGGAATAGTGCTACTAGACCTCCTCATAGTTACCTTCTATTACTGTTTCGTTCTTAGCGGGGAGTATAAATAAACCTCCGGCAGTATTAACGGTCACATCTAGTCTTTCTGTCTTGCCTAAGCCTACACGGTCTAGGATGGTCTGTGCGGCCTGTATACGCATGTTAGCTTGCGGTATAGGTTCTGCACTGTCCATGATGTGTACGAGCTTTAGAGCGGCTTTAGGGGCGCTCTGCGCTAAGATATTTGTAGCTAAGTCTAGTATCTCAGTCTTTAAACTTTTAACAACACTATTAAGGCTTGTGGGTGCATAACCTGCTACTTCTCCTGCAAGCTTTGTATCACCATTACAGGTAACTAGGCTATCAAGAAATGTCTGTTGTTTTGTTGTTAGTTCTTTATTATTACTCATGTACTCTATTATACTGCGATCTGAGCATTTGTCAAGCTTTATTTTGCATTTAGTTAAAATAAATGTAAGAAATAACTTGACAAAATGCCAATATCGCAGTATAATAGATATTAAGCCCTCGGGGTTATATAGCCTATATCGCCCCTACTACCTACCTTGTCTACATCCCCCTTTTTAGTAGAAAGAAAAAAGAAAAGAAAGAAACTTCCCTTTTGTTTCCTCCCCTCTGTAGAGTCTTTGAAGCCCCGCCGCTATCTGGTATACAACTCAATTAGCCTGTAAAATGTATAGCATTGTGTATATATAGGGGGGAGGGGCCATGGCGACCTGCCCCGCCTCTAAAGTCTCTACAGTCTCCAAAGCCCTACCACAAAAAACCTCTACAGTCTACAAAGTCTTTGAAGTCTATGCGACTATTCAGTCATAAAAGACTCTTGCTATCTAGTTGCCAATCCTGTAGAGACTTTAGAGACTGTAGAGACTAATAGCTTTAAACTATACAGTCCCAACAATTTCAATAGTTTAACTATATATCAACCACCACCACAAATAAATAACCTAGAACACTTGACAAACTAAAAAATCTCTGAAACTGATCAGTTTTTAACCAATAAAACTATTGGCACAACCACTGACATATCCGATCTAAGCTATCTCTAAAGCTCTCTAATCTATTTAAGTTAAACCTATACCGTATGCTATCCAACGCGTAAACCTGTTAGGCGTTAAAATACGCGGCTTCTCGACGGTTTCACAATCTTAAAAAACTGCCCAAAAACTACCCGAAAAAAATTGGTGTATAAAAGGTCATAAGACTTTTGATGTTTTTCAGCGTAAAAATTAATTTACTTGGAAGTGTTGTACTCTGTTTTAAAATAGTGTTATGATCCTGCCAATGGCGAGAAAACGAGAAATTAAACTGTAAATAAGAATCATTATCATTAACCAAAAGGAATACAGACAATGCAAAATTTTAAAGCCTTAATTAAATTGGAAGCGATGTTTAAAAACTTATCAGCCTTACGAGATACCCAAGATTATTATATTGAAACTACCGATGATTGCGATGATGTTATGGATGCAATTATGACAAGGGATGAATTGAACGCTTGTTTACTTGAAATTAAAGAAATAAAAACCTTAATATTTGTGGAGAAATAGACAATGGAAACTATCACCGTTACAGATTGGACTGGCGAAAATATACTCACTAGAGAAGAGTTCCACGCACGTTGGGTGGATGCTAGATTCACCGATGTTAAACGCATGGCAGTCTTTGCAAAAGATTTTGATCAAGCAGTATGTGAAGAGATTGACCAGTTGGAAGCGCGCTTGAATGAGATCAAAAATAAGCTAGTGGACGATAGCTTTAATAATTCACTGTAAGTAAGTTTATCAAGCCTATCTAATTGGGTAGGCTTTATTAAATTAACTTTTAAAATAGGTAAATGATTATGAAAGCTATCAAACTGAAAGACGTGAAATTGGGCGACTATGTACGCCGTAAGCCTGACTCATTAAAAACATTCACTCGCGGTGGTTACATACGCGATTTAAACTGGAACACTGGCAAGCCTTACAACCAATATGCGCTTGAAGATACGGACGACATTTGTCGCGAGATATATCTGAAAGGTTCGACCGTTGTCTATATTGATTTTGAATTTTAAAAGGGGAATTGAATAATGATTACATTAACAGACATACAAACAACCACGCTGATCAATTCAACGGCCAAACAATGGTGCATTGATAACCTAGAGTACTTGAACAAACCAATGCGCTTTTTTGGTAGCAGTCTTAAGGTTGAGAAAGGTGCGGATAAATACGACACTTACGTCATGTATTTACAACCTGCGGATAAGGTAGCCACGGAAACACTATGTAGCTTTGCAGATTTGGCAGGTTGTAAATCTCCATGCCTGATTTCTAGCGGTCAATTGGGAATGAGTGTCGGACAGAACGCCGCCACGAAAAGGACTGTATTAATGCTTCTAAGGCCATTAAGCTTTAGAGCTACCCTACTAGCTGAAATAGACAAGGCGGAGCGTAAGGCGTTAAAAACGGGCATCCCTGCACTATTTAGACTGAATGGCACTAGTGATATAGATTTTTCTGATATCATGGTACAGCGTCCCGACTCTATGTTTTATGACTATAGCAAAGTCCTAAGTAGGGTACGCAAAAACACACTGCCAAACTTTGATCTTACATTTTCGGGTAGTATGTTTAGCACTCAAAGCAAAGCGGCGTTACGCAAAGCGGTAAGCGCAAAGTATCGAATAGCGATGGCGTACAATACCAAAGGTTTAGCGGATGATGGGCTACAGATTAACCACAGTCTTAAATCATTCGACACTACAGACCTGCGCCACTTAGACGGCAACGTGGTCGGAACATTGACGCGCAAAGGTAGCAACAAAAAGGAAAGGGCTAGAGATAATTTGCAGAGTGAATCGTTTTTTGTTACACTCTCAAACGTGCTAGAATTCAATGACATAATAGCAATAGGAGGATGATATGATTATTTTTGAGGGTGATTTTGTACGACTATGGCATAATTTCAACGGTTCCAACTACGCATGGTTGCGCGTAGTGAGAATAGAACCCTATGATCTGTGCGTATTGTCTAACGGTGCTACGGTCTGCGCGTCCGACCAGTATATATCAGAAGTTAAATCAGCGTTTGAGGTGAGGGCATGAAAGAATACAACGGACATAGAAGTTACAACGCTTGGAACGTAGCATTATGGTTACACAATGATGAAGATTTATATAATCTTTTTAACTGGATGCCTGAACACTTCTCTTTGAATAAGGCTGTCAGCACGTTGTTAGCCGCGTTACCTGCAAAGACACCAGACGGTGCAGTATATAACCGACTCAGCGTTAAACTAGCCATACAAGATGAATTTGAAGACAGGTTAGTCAGATTTAATGAACTATATTGTATGGAGGTGACGGCATGAATACATCTATGGAAAAGGCACTAGAAGCAATACACTTTTTGAACTGGGAGGGTGTAGTGGTTGATTTAGAGAAAGGTTTAGCGATATGTCGAAGACCGCATGACCCTTTGAGAGATGTGCCGTTGGATAAATCCTACAGTACTAATAGATTATTGCTAGGAGAAGATGGCAATTACTATCTAGTATCAGGTGTTTATGATATGACACTGGCAGGGGCGCAGGAAAGTTATCTTGAAAGGTTCTTATCATAATGGTACAATGTAGCTGTGGCTGTAATGCTACTATAAAAGATCGGGGCGTATATGTGTGCGCTCCGTGTTGGATTAAATTAAACTGGAGATTGAAATGAAGACTTTGATAAACGCAGTAGAGGAATGGATTGACTTACGAATTTTTGCTAACAACAAAAACGCAATCTTTGAAGCGAAGTTTAACGAGATGGAGAAGATACATATCCGCGATGCCAACAGAATCGCAGAGTTAGAGAGGCGTGTTATGATTTTGGATGGAGATAATACTTTCGACGCGGAACGCGCCACTACTATTGAGAGTAGACTCGACGATCTTGAATGTATCATGGAGGAAAAAACAGACAGCCATGAGGTTGAGGATATAATTCAAAATGCAGTGGGCGATTTAGACCTGCCAGATTCATATGCAATCGAAGTTATGATAGATGATGCACTTGAAACCAAGGTCATGGATGCAGTCAAGGCTGAGCTAGATGCAACAGACTTTAAAATAACAGTGGAGCGATAAGATATGAAAGGCATCATAGATACAACCAAACCCATCAATCGTTACAAGGTTCTTATGTCTGAGTTGAATGGTTACTACATAACTATACCGGCTGAGACACCTGAACAGGCGATGGAGTACGGTAACAACCCTGTTACTCGTAAACATTATACACCAAGTATGTCAGAGATCACGGTGGTTGAAACCGCTGTGGTATCTGCCGAACTAATCGAAAAGGAGAAGGACAATGGATGAAGAACTACAGTTGATTGAAACGCTGTGTAAACAGTATGGAATTGAGGACGATAAAACTATTGTTGAGGAGGGCGACTATGCCTTGGAGGTGCATGACCTATAGAGTCTATGTAGTTCTTTATAGTTTATTATAGAAGATGTTCTTGTTTTCTTTCTTCTTATCTTTTAAACTATATAGTTGAGTATAGCACAGATCGCTTTGAAAGTCAAGCACTCATTGAGGTGTTGACAACAGAAGAGATTTGTGGTACAATCTTTTAAATAAATTATAACAGGTATAAGGAAAAGAAAATGAATACTGTTCAATCAATGTTTAACAACAACAAATCGATTCAAGCGTTAAGAGATCAAGGCTATGGGTCAGCAGACTTTGAGGTTGCTGTTGCGCCCTTAAAATATACTGTTGATGAGCAAGGCTATGAAGGCACAGCACCGCAGAGATGTTACAGTAGTTCCAAGTCTGTTATCTATCGCACTGATACAGGCGAGGAGTTAGGTGTTGCAGGTCATGGCAGGACAGCACCGCAACCTAGAAAATTAGTTGATAACCTTCGGAATGTTTTGGAGCGTTCACCTATTGATACTACAGGTATTAAAGAAAGTATACAGACAAGTCACAACGGTTCTAGAATTGCAATTCAAACCACACTACCTGCTTATACTTTTGACACACCCGATGGAGATACGGCATCGCTAAGTTTACTTTGTATATCTTCTTATGATGGATCATGGTTACATATGATGAGTGCCGCCGCGACCCAGTATGCTTGTACTAATCTTCAGGTCTTTGTTGGTGGTGAGGTAGCGGTCTATAAGTCTAAGCACACTAGGTCTTTAGACATTGAGATGGGCGGTCGTATAATTAATAAAGCGTTGGATGTTTTCCACAATGAAAGAGAGCTATGGTTGCAGTGGAATCAAACACAAGTCAGAGACATGGAAGCTTTAAAGTTCTTTGCAGATGCACTGGATGTTAAGTTAGAGACAGGTTTTACTTTATTAGACCCTGCCACTGTACTGTCTAGCCTTCCAAGACGTAACGAAAACCTAAACTACATGTGGAATGTATACTCCAGTGTATATAAGAAAAGGCTAGGCTCTAACTACTGGGCTGTGTACAATGCTATGACTGATTGGTCAACACACTTTGGTGCTGTTAGAAAATCAAGCGCGCAGAACATAGCGGCTATACAACACGACAGACAGCAGACTGTACGTAAAGCTGTACGATCTAATTCATTTTTAATGAAGGCGGCATAACATGACACTACAGTTAGGAGAGTACTACTTGAGTTTGGGCTTACGCAATGGCGTAGGCTTAGACTTAGAGTTCACAGACAGTAGACCAGTGTGGGTTACTAGCTCACTAGATGACTCACTAAATGCGGCGAGCTTTGAAGGCACAGTGTTGCTCGTACCGTTTATTGTTATTACGTTCGGTAAGATATACATGGAGGGCAGTGATGAGTAACGCAACACATGGCGGCAAAGGAGATAGACAACGCAAAGTAAATGCGGAGAAGTATAGTTCTAACTTTGATGCTATATTTAAAACTAAATTTAAGGAGTTAATAGATGCTAAAAAGAATGACAAGCGTTCTCAGCGAGACAGCCCTATCAATACTGAACGTGATAAGGACTAGAGTTATTGAGCAGTACCCTGCGCCGGTGGCAGGTGTAAGAGTTATAAGGTTCATGGTGATCTGTTCAATAGTATATGTATGTATATTTTGTTTTGTTTTACTACAGAGAGGTGGTGTATGATACACGAAATAATTTTACTGTTTGTAAGTACATTAACATTAGCAGTTGCAGTTAAGTTGCTATACATTTCAGAGCTTATGATAGACGAGGAGAAGAAGTAATGTTTGCAGAGAGTATCTCAGGTAGCCCTAGCCCTGCCGCAATTGCAACAGCTAGAGCCGCGACAGATGTAGTCGATGGTAAGATACCTTTAAGCAGGGCGTGTGCTATGTATAATGTTAGAGAGCAGACCGTCATACAGTTTATCATTGACAGCACTGAGTACGACACATTGATGAGGAGGAAAGGAGATGAGCTTTGATCCGCGTGACCCCGATGAAATTAAAGGGTTGATACTAGCCCTTATATTACTTGCTATCGCTGTTGGTTCAGTGATAAATTCTTTTAATTAAAAGTGTTGACAACAATTAACAATCGTGGTATACTCCACGCTCAATTTTAAAACCACAAGAGGAAAGTAACATGGCTATACTAGAAGGCTCAGCATACTGGGCGGCAGTGACTACACCTAACACGACCTTTGAACCTACGTACTCAGTCAACCTAGTTGTTGATGAAGCGACTGCGGCAGACTTCAAGGCTCGTGGATTTAACATCAAGCAGATGGAAGAAGGCCCATCAATCTTGATTAAGCGTAAGGTCGAAGGGCCAAACGGAATGGTGCGACAAGCTCCTAAGCTGATCGACCAGTTCAAGAAGCCCTTAGACGCTCGTGTAGGTAACGGCTCTACCGTGAAGGTACAGTACAACGAGTGGGAAACCACTAACAAGTATGGAAGTTTTAAAGGCTTAGACTTCCAAGCTATGCAGGTTCTTAATCTCGTAGAGGTAGGGACTCCTGATGGCGAGGAGCTTGGCATGACCACCGAAGAGTACACAATGGAGGATGAATTATAATGGCGATAGTAACAGTAGACGATGTTAAGTATGAGTCAGACCTGATCTCAGTTGAGGGACGGTCTATACTGGCTCACTTAATGGAGGCAGACAAGAGTTTGAGAGAAGCTTCAATGACTGTGGGTTTGATGCAAGCCGCGACAGTCGCACTGATGACTGATCTTAAATCAAACCACCTCACGGATGAGGCACTAGCAACAGAGGAAGTTGAAGCAACTGAGGAGTAAGGCGAATGCCTTTTGTACTGCATAAGCAACCATGTACTTTATGCGGAGGGAGCGACCCAGTATCGGTTAACGATAACGGTACTGGGTGGTGCTTCACTTGCGTTAAAGCAATACCAAACTACAGCACATCGGAAGTGCAACTAACTGATACCGTAACGGACTTTGGAGTGTATCAAAGGAACAGCAAGATGGAAGACCTATCAACAGGAGCGACAGATCATGGCGCAACATTCAATGCGCTAACTGACCGCAAGATAAGCAGAGACACCGCCAAGAAGTATGGCGTTAAATCCACCACCATCAACGGCAACATCGACAAGCATTACTACCCTTACTACAACGGCCACGAGTTCTCATGCAACAAGGTACGCCTACAAAACAAAGACTTTGCGTGGACAAGTTCCCCAAAAGAAGTAGGTTTGTTTGGTGAGAATCTCTTCAAGGCAGGTGGTAAGTTTATAACCTTGACCGAAGGCGAGTGCGATGCGATGTCCGCTTATGAACTTATGGGTAGCAAGTGGCCTGTAGTTTCTATCAGGTCTGGTGCGGCAGGAGGTGTCGGAGATGTTAAGAAAAGTCTTGAGTACTTGGAAAGCTATGAAAATATTATCATCAATATGGACAACGACAAGCACGGTAAAGAAGCGGCACTCCTAATTGCTAAGCTTCTGACTCCGGGAAAAGCTAAGATAATGACAATGCCTGTAGACTTTAAAGACGCTAACGATATGTTACGTCAAGGCAAGCATAGCACATACGTCAGTGCTTTCTGGGATGCTAAAGTCTATACACCTTCAGGGGTTTTGAATCTCTCTGATCAGTTTGAAGCGTATCAGAAACTACGTACAGAAAAGAAAACAGCTATCCCTTATCCTTGGGGCGGCCTCAATACTAAGCTAGAAGGCATGAGAGCAGGTGAACTGATAACACTTACTGGTGGCACAGGTCTAGGTAAGTCCTCTGTTACTCGTGAGATTGAACACTGGTTGATCAACAACACGGAAGATAACGTAGGTGTCATAGCCCTTGAGGAGAACTGGGGGCGTACTGCGGAAGGCATCATGGCTGTAGAGGCTAACGCTAAGCTACACCTTGATAGTGTTAAGGCAACGTACACCGACGAGCAGATGGATGGGTTCTATAAGAAAGTCTTTATGGGTGACAACGACGGGCGTGTATGGATACACAGTCACCACGGTATCACTAACATCGACGAAATCTTTAGCAAGCTACGCTACATGATCATCGGCCTAGATTGTAAATGGATTGTGCTAGATCACTTACACATGCTAGTGCTGAGTGCGCTTGAGAACGACGAGCGTAAATCAATCGACAGTATCATGCATCGGTTACGCACTATGGTAGAGGAGACAGGGTGTGGTATGGTTCTAGTCTCTCACTTACGTAGAGTGGACGGCAACACCGGACATGAGAACGGAATTGAAACAGGACTAAATCATCTCCGTGGGTCACAAAGTATTGCTCAGTTATCAGACTGCGTGATTTCTTTAGAGCGTAATCAACAGAGTGATGATGCTATTGAAGCCTCGACCACTAAGGTCAGAGTGTTGAAGTCTCGCTACACTGGCAACACTGGTGTCGCTTGTAGTCTACTGTACGATGATTGTACTGGTAGGCTGAGAGAGCTAGACGCTTACGATGAGTCGCAGTTCAACGGAGATATTATATGAGTAGCTTAGTATTTGATATAGAAGCAGACGGCTTAGACCCCACGAAGATACACTGTATCGTGGCACAAGACGTTGATACTATGGACGTATTCACGTTCGACAACACACAGTTAGAGCAAGGTTATGGCCTACTACGATCTGCAACTAAACTGATCGGTCACAACTTGATAGGCTATGACATCCCTGCTATTAAAAAGATTTCAGGCATTGATCTGTTCGACAAGAAGATCGTTGATACACTCGTACTGTCACGCCTCTTCAAGCCAACACGCGAAGGTAACCACGGCCTTGAGGGTTGGGGCTATCGCTTGGGTTTCAGGAAGGGTGACTTTGGAAAGCAAGATGATGCGTGGGATGAGTATACGCCTGAGATGTTAGAGTACTGCAAGAACGATGTACTGCTGAACACTAAAGTGTACGAGGCTTTGAAGGTTGAGAGCCGTGGGTTCACTCCAGAGTCAGTACAGATAGAACATGCAGTAGCTAAGATCATTGATCAGCAACGCACCAATGGTTTTGTGTTGGATGTTAAGAAGGTCATGGGCTTGATGGCTATGTTTGAAACTAAGCTACATGACTTAGAGCAAGAGGTTCACGAGGAGTTCCGGCCTGTAGTTACCACACAGATACTGACACCTAAGTATACAGCGTTAGGTCACGTAGCTAAGACAGCAACAGACCAACACGGCAAGGGTACTAGGCTGACAGATGACGAGTATGAAAGACTGTCTTTAGATATAGAAGGCAAGCCCATTGCACGTAAAACTGAAACACCTTTTAACTTAGGCTCACGTAAACAAATCGGTGAGTATCTAATTCGTTTTGGTTGGAAGCCTTTGAAACATACGCCAACAGGTCAGCCGATTGTGGATGAGGGAACTTTAAATAAAGTTAGAGGGATTCCACAGGCCGCAATGATTGCTAGGTATCTTATGTTGCAGAAACGCTTGGCTCAGACTAAGAGTTGGATCAAGGAGCTTGACGATACTACAGGCAGGGTACACGGTTACGTTAATCCTAATGGCGCAGTGACATCGCGCATGACACATAGCCACCCCAACATGGCTCAGATTCCAAGTAGTTCGTCGCCATACGGCGAAGATTGCAGAGCTTGTTGGACAGTGCCGGAGGACTATAGGCTTGTAGGTATTGATGCTTCTGGTCTAGAACTTAGAATGCTTGCACACTATTTAAACGACGAGGGATACACTAATGAAATTCTCAACGGAGACATACACACCGCTAATCAAAACCTTGCAGGACTTGAATCAAGAGATCAGGCAAAGACTTTCATCTATGCCCTACTCTACGGGGCAGGAGATGCTAAGCTTGGGTCTGTGGTTGGAAGAGGTAGAGCGCACGGTAAAGGACTTAGACAACGCTTCTTTGATGGTCTACCATCATTTAAGAACCTTACGGACAGAGTACAAAGAGAAGCTAAAAGCGGATTCCTTAAAGCACTAGACGGACGTAGGCTCACAGTACGCTCTGAACACGCCGCCTTGAACACCTTGCTACAGGGTGCAGGAGCAATCGTGATGAAGAAAGCTTTAATTATCTTGAACGATAAGATAATTAAACATGGTTGGGACGCTAAGTTTGTAGCCAATGTACACGACGAATGGCAGATAGAGTGTCACCTTGATGACGCAGTAGATGTAGGCAATGCCGGAGTCCACGCTATTAGAGAGGCGGGATGTATGCTTAACTTAAACTGTCCACTGGACGGAGACTATAAAGTCGGGGAGAACTGGAGTGAAACACATTAAACCTAAAGTAGTGGAGCTTCAAAACTATGTCCATCTTAAATATAATACTTCTAGGGGCGGCCTCTTCAGGCTCCCCAGAGGAAAATCACCCATGACTGTTATACGAGTAGTACAACACAATGAAATTGTTTTGATAGAGTGTATATACTTAGTGTCAGGTCGGGTAACAGTACACACCGGAGACAAAGAAGTAGTTCCACTAAAGCTCGAAACTTTTGAGGACGATAATGAGTACAAAATAATTGACACTGAGGGATACTATAATGAAACTTACTACTAAAAACTGTAATCGTTGTGAGCAGATACTAGACGAACATACTTGGTATCCTGCTAACATTAAGAAGTCTAATTATATATGTAACACTTGCGATACAATTAAACGTAGAACCAACAGGCTAAAAAGAACAGCGCGTGATATTGGTGATGTTGCAAAGCGTAACTACAGTGGGATTAAAAAGGGCTACGTATACATTGTATCTAATCCTGCTTGGGAGGGGTGGTTTAAAGTGGGCATGGCTTTAGATGCTTACGATAGATGTGCAAGCTATCAAACCTCTTCACCCTTTAGAGATTATAAGGTAGAATACTGTAAGTTCTTTAAGAATAGAAAAGAAGCTGAAGGCATAGTTCATGGGATATTGAAGGCCAATGACACGCCACACTCAGGCGAGTGGTTCAACGAAGACTTAAAGATTATACAAAATGTAATTAAAAACATAGAAGGCGAACAGCATGAAGCTTGATACTCTAGTACCTGACATCTATAGTCACTTAGAAAAACTATCAGACGGCACACCGTTACCTCTCACAGAAGAAGAGATTGATAAGACCTTGGTGGGCATGAGAGAAGCATTAGTATCTTGGTCAACACCTAGAGAGCGTGACACTACCTTCACTGTGCGTATGTCTAACGTAGGTAAACCCTCACGGCAGTTGTGGTATGAGAAGCGTGACCCTAAAGGTCGTGGCGGTATTGATGGCGCAACACAGATCAAGTTCTTGTACGGCCACTTGCTTGAAGAGATTGTGTTGATGCTTGTACGCATGGCAGGACACAAAGTAACAGACGAGCAGAAAGAAGTTACAGTTGATGGCATCGTGGGTCACATGGACTGCAAGATAAACGGTGAAGTGGTTGATGTTAAGACTGCCTCTCGCTTTGCATTCAACAAGTTCAAGGACGGACGCTTAGCAGAAGACGATCCTTTCGGATACCTTGGTCAGCTTGCAGGTTACGAAGCCGCAGAAGGTACAGACAACGGTGGCTTCTTGGTGTTGAACAAAGAGAGCGGTGAGTTGTGCATGTACGTGCCTGATGATATGGATAAGCCTAACATCAAAGCATCTATCAGTGAGCTTTTACCTGCATTAGACCTTGACACACCGCCTGAATTATGTTATACTCCCATCCCTGATGGCAAGAAAGGTAACATGAAATTGCCCAAGGGTTGTAGTTGGTGTAAGTATAAGTACGAATGCTACAAAGATTCTAATGACGGTGAAGGTCTACGTACCTTTAGATACTCAAATGGCCTAACGCACCTGACAAATGTTGTGGTCGAACCCAAGGTAGAGGAACTTCTATTATGAATGGCAAGAAAGCTAAGCGGATTAGGAAGCACTCAGGAGTTATCATAGTTGATTGGCTACGGTCTTTACTCAGTGACGAAGAGGGCAAAGGTGTTACGGTTGATAACTACAAAAACTTTATGCCTACGCAGACGCACTACATGGCAAACAGAACTATGCATCTCAACGCTTACCACCCCAAGTGGATACGCAATAAGATACAGCGACTGATGAGAAACAATCCTAAGCGTGTACTGGAAGAGATTACTTTAGAGGACATCAAATGAGTATCGAAGAGATGATCATAGCTACAGGCAGTTTCTTATACAACTCAGGCAACTCCATTACAGATATTGATGATGAGTTTCTTTCTGACTTACGTCTAGTAATAGACGCAGAGCTAGAGCGCAGAGGGGCAACCGTCCATTGAACAAGATCAAGAAGGGCTATCGCAAAGCTAGAGTCAAGCGGCCAGTAGAAAAAGACTTGGTTAAGGGTTACGACTCCAACTGGGAATACGAGCTACACACAGGCATCTTAGACAACTGGAGTTTTCACACCGATAAAGTCCCATACACTGTTGAACACAACTACCACCCAGATTTTATACGCGAGGTTGAAGGCAAGAAGATTTTGCTTGAAGCTAAAGGTAGGTTCTGGGACTACGCAGAGTTCAGTAAATACATCTGGATTAGTAAGACACTGCCAGAAGATACGGAGCTAGTGTTTCTTTTTGCCAACCCCAGTGCGCCGATGCCACAGGCTAAGCGTAGAAAGGACGGCACTAAAAGAAGCCACGGTGAGTGGGCAAGCGCTAACGACTTCCGTTGGTTTAGTGAAGATAGTATTCCTGATAGTTGGATCAACCCAAAGAAGAGGGAGAGTTTTGACTGACTTCAACCGCAAAGACGAGAGGCGCGATAGGTTTGAAAGGAAGAAGAAGTTCAAGAAGATTAGTTCTTCTTCTAAATTAAAAGATACTAAGCGCAAAGAACCTAAACTTATTATACATACAGAGGTAGAACATGGGACTCAATGACGCAACACCCTCAGATTGGGACAGAGTACGTAGAGAACACCCTGCTATTGAGAAAGACTCCATAGACTATAAGCCATACATCGACATGGCTATGCAAGAAGCACATGCATATGAACACGAAGAAGCCATACGCAAAGCTTTACAAGACCTTGCAACTAAACAGACTGTGGCTGAAGATGTCGTCAATAGCCCAAGCCATTACAACAGCGGTGGCATAGAGTGCATACAAGCTATTGAGGCAAGCATGGAGCCTGAAGCATTCCAAGGTTACTTAAAGGGCAACACTTTGAAATACATTTGGAGGATGTCCTATAAGAAAAAAGCTTTAGAGGACTGCAAGAAAGCGCAGTGGTACTTAAATAAATTAATCAGCACACTAGAGGACAAAACATAATGGATCAGTATCAACAGTTTATACACAAGAGCCGCTACGCACGTTGGATTCCAGAGCATACTCGCAGAGAAACATGGAGCGAAACAGTCTTTCGTTATGTTTCATTCTGGAGAGATCGTGAGCAGATTACAGTAAGAGAAGGACAGAAACTATATGATGCTATCCACAACCTAGAAGTCATGCCCTCTATGCGTTGTATGATGACAGCCGGAGTAGCCCTAGATAAAGATAACGTAGCAGGGTTCAACTGTAGCTACTTGCACATTGATTCTCCGCGATCCTTTGATGAGTTGATGTATGTTCTTATGTGCGGCACAGGTGTAGGCTTTAGTGTTGAGCGTAACTTTATCAACAAGCTACCTGAGATTGCAGAGTCCTTTCACAAAACCGACAGCGTTATTGTTGTGTCCGACAGTAAGATTGGTTGGGCTTCTGCGTTTCGTGAGTTGATCGCCATGCTGTACGCAGGTAAGATACCTCAGTGGGATGTCAGTAGGGTACGAGGGTCAGGCGAACGCCTTAAAACCTTTGGTGGTCGTGCATCAGGCCCAGAGCCTTTGGTAGATTTGTTTAACTTCTGTATTGAAATCTTTCAGAAAGCTAAGGGCCGTAAGCTAACAAGCATTGAGTGTCACGATATTGTATGTAAGGTTGCAGACATTGTAGTTGTTGGCGGTGTCAGACGTTCAGCATTAATAAGCTTGTCTAATTTATCTGATCAGCGTATGGCTAAAGCTAAGTCAGGAGATTGGTGGAGAACTGAAGGTCAACGCGCACTGGCTAACAACAGCGTGGCGTACACAGAAAAGCCTGACTTTGAATCGTTCCTGTCAGAGATGCAGACCATGTATGAATCTAAAGCAGGTGAGCGTGGTATCTTTAGTCGCGTAGCGGCACAGAAGATTGCAGGTCGAAACGGACGTAGAGACGTAGAGCATGACTTTGGAACCAATCCTTGCAGTGAGATAATTCTACGCAGTAATCAATTCTGTAATCTATCTGAGGTGGTAGTACGTGCTGACGATACTTTAAAGACTCTTAAAGCTAAGGTAGAAACAGCCGCCATCATCGGCACACTGCAAGCAACACTCACTGACTTCCGGTACTTGCGGAATGTATGGAAGCGTAACACAGAAGAAGAAGCACTGTTAGGTCTAAGCATGACAGGCATTATGGATCACCCTGTTATCGGAACAGCGTCAGATAAAACCGCAGAATGGTTGGAGGAACTAAAGAATGTGGCTGTTAAAACAAACAAGAAGTGGGCTGAGAAGCTTGGCATTAATCAGTCTGTCGCTATTACATGTGTTAAGCCAAGTGGTACAGTCTCTCAGCTTGTTGATAGTGCTTCTGGGATACACCCTCGTTTCTCTAAGCACTACATTAGGAGGGTTCGTAGCGATAAGAAAGACCCACTTGCAGTCTTTATGGAGCAAGCAGGATTCCCAGTAGAGCAGGATGTAATGTCGCCTAGTTCCTCTGTGTTTAGTTTTCCTGTACAAGCTCCCAAGGCCAGTACAACAGTTAAACAAGTTGGAGCTATGCAACAGTTAGCTCTGTGGAAGTCTTATCAGAACCACTGGTGTGAACACAAACCAAGCATCACGGTGTACTACACAGACGATGAGTTCCTGCAAGTTGCTCAGTGGATATGGGATAACTTTGATATCTGTAGTGGCATTAGCTTGTTGCCTGTTAGTGACCATGTATATCAGCAAGCACCCTATGAAGATATAGATGCTACTACATATAAAGAACTACTAGCGGCCATGCCAAAGGATGTTAACTGGGAAGACTTGGGGAACTTTGAACAGGAGGACAATACCACAGGGTCACAAGAGTTAGCGTGTGTAGGTGGTGCTTGTGAAATCGTCTAACGGCAAGGAAGCCAACATCATAGGCTTTAAAGTCTTAATCAACTGTGAAGGGAATGTCGTGACAGAAATGTCCGGCATACCCCTCAGTGAGTTGTCAAGTGTTTTGAAGGGGGATGAATTGGCTATTATAAGAAACATTGTACAACTTACGAAACAAAAACTAGAGCCGATCCATTCTTTTTTAGAAGACGAACTAAACGCTTTAAACCATCAAGTTTTATAATTGAACAGGTACTAACATGTTAATAAAATTAAGTAGACAAGATGTACACACTTGCTCAGTAATGGGTGCTGATACTGTTAAGCTTTGTGAAATGCAAGGCTTCAGTCCACGGTTAAATAACAAGAATCAATCTAGAGTTGAGGCTAACATTTACGGATTTAAAGCAGAGTTTGCAGTAGCTAGACTGTTTAATCTTGAACTGCCTACAATTAATGTAGTTAGTGACGGAGGAGTTGATTTGTGGTTTGATAATTATAGCATTGATGTTAAGTTTAATAACTCAGAACACGGTAAACTTATATTTGACAACATAACAAAGTTTAAATCACAAATAGCTGTACTTGTAGGACGTACTGAAGACCCAAATATTATGCGTGTCAATGGATGGGTAAGTCGAAAAGACTTTGAAACTAAACGCTATGAACATGATTTTGGATACGGAGATAGGTTAGTTATGAACCATGATGACTTAGCCCCTATAGAAACTTTGTGGGCTAAGCTTATGGCTATTAAATTTAAATAACTATTACTTAATTTTGTTAGCTTTAGTACTCTATTTTTTACTTTTAGCACCTGAACACTTCCAACGCTTGCGAGATAAGTTGTTAGGAGTGTTCGGGTCATTTTGTTTTTTCTTAGATAAACCCTTCTTGATTCCTAAACTTCTGGCACAGTAGCTGTCACCTTTAGATGTCCCTGCACGTACTCTAGGCCCACCACCTTTTGCCTTTCCTGCTTGACCATAGCTAACCTTCTTTCCACTAGCTGTAACTTTTACTTTTGCTTTACCTTTTCTGGGAGTAGCCATGTTTAGACCCTATATTTTTTAGTTTTCTTTGCAATCTTCTTAGGCTGTGCGCTGTGTTGCTTACCTGCTTTTGTGTCTTTCTTTTTCTTTTTAGTTGTTGCGGCATACTGTGCAGGTGTCAAAGCGTTTATAGCCGCTTTAGGCAGATAACGCTCACCAGTTTTAGCACTAGGCTTACCTGACTTAGTAGTCCACTTTTGTTTTGTCCAATCCTTTAAAGACTTTTGAGATTTTGCAAGCGCCATTATTTTTTCTTCCTTGCTTTTTTCTTAGCGGTATCGGACAAGTCCTTTAAATGAAATAGTTTTACACTCGTCTTAGTGTGGGACTTGTTAGTGTGCAAAGAACCATCAGGCATTTTGTGAGTGCCTCCTGTGTGTAGTGTACCGTCTTTCTTATAATGATTAACGCCTTTCATTTGTAACCCCCTCCTTTTGCTTTGTATTCTTTAGCAAGCATCTGAGCCTTTCGTGCGCTCCACTGTCCTGCTTTGCCACCCTTAGTGCTTGCTTTAATTTTATTAAATAGATTCTTACGCATTGTAGGCTTAGTGTAGTTACCTGCTTTATTAACTGTTGACTTCTTCTTTGCGGCCATTACCTGTCCCTCGCTACTGATTTTGTTTTTTCTACTGTACGCATTGCTCCAAGACCTAACATTCCCATGAGTACACTTGTAAGAAGTGAGCTATCTACAGGAGGGACAGTAAACCATATGCCCAGTATAGGTGCTAAGATTGTAGAGTACATTAAAGCAAATCCGCATATCCACCCAATCGCAGGTCTCCATCCAGAGACAAACAAACTCTTGTGTGCCGCCTCAACTTTGTTAACAGCTAACTGGCCCTTGGCTAATTCTTGAGCGTGTCGCTCTGCCATAGTACTGATCTCGTGGGCTAAGGCACTAGCTTGGTCTTTATCAACAATAAATTTGTTCAGTAATCCTGTTACTGGGCCTATTAGTTTATCTAACATTATGGATATACCTCTGTAGTTTTAGGGTCTACGTATTTTGGCTCACAAAAAGCTGTCAGTGGGATTTTAAAAGCTTGGTTCCACTTGCTCGTACCGCTACCGCCACGGATGTTTTGAGTGCTTAGATTCCTAGAGAAATAGATACACTGATGCATGTCAGCCCACGGCCCATACTGCTCTCTGGATTCTTCATAGCCTTCCGAATCCGTTAGAATTACAACGAGATAAAATACAAGCTGTTTCATTTTAGAACCTTCGCGTTGTTTTCAACCCACACTAGCTTGCAGATACACTGCGTAGGTTGATAGTTACGCTGTGCTTTAGAAAGCTGTTGGCACATGTATCTACAGGCTTGAAGGTTTTTGTAGTACACAGTTTTACTTTCATCGACACTGCCGTTAAGAAAGAACAATAGTGCAAACGCCATCTTCATTTTACTTAGCCAACAACGCTTGGACTAAAGCTTGTATCTGTTCGTTCGTTTGCTCTTGAATTTTTTCCTGCCTAGCTAAAGATTCTACAATAGCTTCTACTTTAGTTTCAGTTACGGCTTGGTTCTGTCCGTTCTTCTGAGCGGCCTTAGCAGTTTCTTTAACGATAACTTCTATACGCTTTACGTCTGCTGTCGTAGCTTCTGCGTTAGCTTGGGCGGCTCCATAGCTTATAGCGCCTACAAAAAGACTAACTACTAGCGGCAACGCCCACGTTGGGATTGAGATTGTATTGTCTGACATGGATATATCTCCTGTTTTAAATTAATAACACCAACACATTGGTTCGGTTTTACGGATGTCTACGTGAACAAAAGACTTAGCTACACCCACTGACATGCCCATAGCTGACGCATGTTTAACAATTGCTAAACGCTGTGCGCCTCCAGAGACTTTGATGTCTGCGGCAATACCGGATGCATGGGTTCCTGCAATTTTTTTTGCTTTCTCTATGCTGTGGTTAGGGCTTCTGTAGCCACTTGTAATGTTAAACGGAAACCCACAGGCCGCTCTGAGTTGATCTAAAGCATGTATAAAATCAGCGTCCATCTCGTTCTCGCCAGTTTCTTGGCAATCAAAGTCTGATAGGCTAAAGTATTTAAAATCATCTTTCATTTATTTACAGTTCCTTCTTAGTTGGTTTAATACTTTACCACCTGCGGCCATGTTCATTCTACGCATAGGATCGTCTTGATCCATGTACGCTGTCCCCGCACCCTCATTGTATGGCAACCCTGTGAGCTTGTTTATACGCTCGTCAGGCTCAGAAGGTGCATTAGGTACAGGTGTGGATACTACGCCTCCTGTTGCTTTACCTAGCCTTTCGTATATATCGTCTTGATCATCAAAAGGGTCTTCAGTTTCTTCACCATATAACGACAGCCCTTTAAACTCTTTAAACACTGCCTCATATTCACGAGTAACTTTTTTAAGATGTTGGTAAGTAGACTCATCCTTTTCTTTAGAAGCCTCTAAAACTTTTAAAATTCTTCCTTCCGCTTCTGGAGGCGCTGTAGGTTTAAATCTGCCCCTATATATATCTTGAATTGCAGGGCCGGACATTCCACTTTCTCTTAACATTTTTAAAGTTTTAGTACGTCCGTTAATAGAAGCATAAGCGCCTACTTTTCTAAACAGGTCTTGTTGATACTCATAGTTTTTACTTTGACGAGCTACATAATTGTCTAGCATTGACACAGCACTGTCTTTTCCAACTTTATAAATAGACTTTACATTAGCTCTTGTTAATTTATTATAGTCAGAAACTGCAAACTTAATAGCTGAATCAGGGTCATGCTGAGTAATCCTAACTCCAGTTATGTTTGTTATAAACGCATTTTTATTTACTGGCCCTAGTTTTTCTAGCTCTTCTCCTGTGTAGGCATCTACATTATCCAAAAGTTTACGCAAACTTGTAACCGATCCAAGCTCAACTGAGTCATACAGCTGTTCTACAACAGCCATTAATTTTTTAGATGTATCCATGCTAGGCGGCAACAATATTTTTCCTTCGCTTGTTCTGCCTTCAGGCGAACGCATAGCCGCTAATACATCTAGAGTCGCTTTAGTTGCAATAGACTCTGAAATAAAAGGAGTGGTAAGCGTTAGCATTGCGTCTGCTCCTGCTTTAAACATATACTCATCTAGCTGTTCACCTTTTAACTCGCCGTCTATAATTCTATCTAGTACAGCCAACACTGGTTCTTTAATAGTATTATATGAGTCTAAATACTTAGTAGATACCTTTGTAATTTCTCCGTTCTCTTTTCTATTCCAGATAAAGTTACTGTTTTTTTCGTACTTACCTTCAGCTAATTTTGTGTGATGATCTCTTTCTTCTGCTGACCAACCCATTAAATCTGCTGACAGCTTAGATGCTTGACTTACGCCTACAGAAGCCGCTGTAAAACCCGAAAGTCTTCTAAGTCCTCTGTTCCTTAAAACAGCGTTTCCAGAATTTATTTCTTTACCCGCTTGTTTAACAATATGAAAACTTGTTCTTATTATTTCAGCAGGAAAGGAAATAAAATTACCTACAGGAAGGTAGTTTAATTTTTTTAACCCTTTAGTAACACGATCATAATTTGGAATAGTGTTTTGAATAATATCTGCGGCTTCTTTTTCTAAAACATCTATAGAGGCGTTAGGTCGTGCGTTCTTCAAAGTTTCTAGTTCATCTATAAAACCTGACATTTTAAAATAGTCATCAGTTGCCATGTAAGAATTTTCCATAAACTTCAAAACAGGATTTTTCTCCATTAGTTTTTTGATGCTAGTAGTGCCGTAATCGCTACTAGATATTTTTATAAGCTCTCTAAATTGATTAACTTTTAAGTTAGTGTTAATAACACCCAAGTCTACATACTTAGTATATATTTTATCTAACTCTTTATCGCCTTTGCCCTGCATGTTATTCCACAAAACTTTCATGTGGCCTCTGTTTTTAGAAAAAGGATTTAAAGCCGCAAGGTTTCCGTTAGCTATTGAAAACTGTGCGCCTCCTATTATGTTTCGCAGTCCTGTAACGTGGCTATATACAGTCTTAGATGCCTGAGAGAATCCTTTATATTTTAAAAATACTTTGTAAGCTTCAGCGGCATTGTTATCATTTTGCAAAAATCCTAAAGTTTCTTCTTGTCTGTTTAAAAACTTAGCTACTTCAGCCGTAGTAAACTTGCCGTCTAGAATAGAGTTAGTACCTACAATTTTAGTATCTAATCTTTTACTACGCACACCTTCACTTTTAGCACCTTGTATATAACGTCCAGACTTTCCAAGTTGATTAGCTATTTGATAAAAGTTATTAACTTCGTGAATACGAGCGGCTTTAGTGACACTCAAAATAATATTATCAGCAGGGTCTTTAATTTCACCTAAAAGTTTTCTAATGCTTTCTGGCATATCTTCAGTTTTTTTGTGAAACTTTCCAACCCGTCTAACTTGTGTAAGGTGATCAACAGTTTCTTTATCAGTAACTTTCTTTAAAATATCGTCTATGTCTTTTGTTGCAAGCCTCTCTGCTAACTCTGTAATTTTATCTTCGCTAAGGTTTTTACTCGTGCTACGCGCCCTGACCTCTGTTACTTTAGAGGGAAGAAGATCGTCAATAGCGTCTTGCTTTAAAACATTATCAAGTTTCCAGTTGTCTGGATCATCAAAAGCTCTATAAGACCTTCTTAAATATGTACCCATATTATTTTTAATAGCCTCTACAGTTTCTGTTTGAAACCCCTTTGTCCCTGCTATTTGCTTAGATAGTTTATCTATTAAAAAACGAGCATCTAAAATAGCGTCTGCTGTATCTACACTGATCCCTTTGTCTGTGCTTAATTTAAGTGCTTGTTTATCTAAATCAAGTTTCGTGTATTTAGATAAATCCATACCTAAGATGTCTTGCGCTTTTTCCATGTTAGCTTCTTTAGTAACCTTATCTGCAAAACTTTCAAAAGAATTATTTAAACGCCTAGCTATTTGTCCGGCTTCAACAAGAGTAGCTCGTTGTTGTGCTTGACTTTGATTAAAAAAAGCAAACATTTTAGGAGGCGCATAGCCTCTTGAAGTAAAAAACTGTTGGCCGACTTGTTTTATTTTTGCTTTTGCAAGCTCCATTCCTTTTTTATTAGCTGACTGTTGCTTATAAATTTGATCAAGGTCTTCGGGAGTAGCTTCTAGAGCTTGTCTTTCAGTGGGCAGGTCGGCCCTGAAAGGAGCCTCTTCGCCTACTGCTCTTGCTTCTGCATCAACTCTGCGGCTACTTATTTTTGCAAGCTTTTCAGAGTCGCTAAATTCTTTTAAGCCTTTAACAACATCATCGGCTGTGGGGTTTTTAGCAGTCAGCATGTTTTTAAACACAGGCGCGGCTTTAAACAAACCGTCAACAACAAGACCTAAACCCACATCGCCTATTAACATTTTAAGACGCTTAGAAGCTTGAGTGTCGTTTTCGTCTGCCTGTAAAGCTTGAATAACTGTGTTCTCTGTACCTTCTGGAAAAACGTCAGACACTACGTTAAACAGATTTTCATCTAAGTCAGTTAAAACCTGTGAAGTAGCCGCACCTGCCGCAGTGTATTGCACCATTTTAGGCACAGAACGAGACGCTAGTTTAGGAGCAAACTTCATTGCAAGCTTTGGTACGGCTTTAACTAATGCTCCTGTTCCGGCAATGTATGGAACTATAGACGCAACTGTGCCTATTGCAGTTTCAGGAGCTTTAATTTTTCCTGTTAACGGATCAATGTCTTTAGAGCTATCAAGATATCCAAACCCTGCAAGGCGGCTAAGTTCTTTTTGCTTAGATAGGTTACCCATTTCGTCAAGTCCAAAAGCATCTCCCGGCAAGTAGTCAATAAGACTTACAACATCTCGTTGAGTGTCAAGCAAGACGCGTTTTAAATCGGTAGCTACGCTAGGCGTTTCTTTTTCCTTATCAGCTTTAAAGTAGTTATTAGCATCTTGAGCGGTTGCACTAATTTTAGGCTTATATTGAGACTTTGCATAATTAATAAGCTCTTCTTTAGTTGCATCTTCACCATGTTCTATAGTAATGGTTTTTCCGTCTGGAAGTTCTATAGTTGTTTCAGCCATAATTAAAGTAGTCCTAGCTCGTTAAGTTGGTTTTTATATTCTCTTACGATATCTGCCGGATATTTTTTAGTTCTATCATATATTTGTTTTTCTGATGGCGTTAATTCACGATATATTTTTGACTCTAATTCTTTTGTAGCCTTTTTCTTTAGTCGTTGCAAAGTATTGGCGGTAACGTTAGCGGCTCCGGCTTCTCTATTCTCTGTGTTTCTGCGTCGAGTGTTTGTAAAAGTCGTTAAAGCTTCAGAATCATTTAAAAGAATTTCGTCGTTTGAAATATCTGTAAGTTTATAATAATTTTTATAATCATTAATTTCTTGTTCAGTAATTGTGTCCGTTTCAACTTCTTCGGTTACTGCTATGCTATCACCTGTATTAGCCTCAACAGAAACAGCATCGCTAGTTGTACCGATTACTGAAAACTTACCAGTTCCTGTATTTCCTGTTGTTACTGCTCCTGTTCCTGCTTCTGTTACTGCTCCTGTTTGTTCAAAAGGACTATCGTTTACTCCGTTAGCATTGTCAGGATCAAGTTCTGGATAAGCGCCGACTACAGACTGTAATGCCGCTTCGTCATACGCAAGCAACTCTGCTTTTAAGCGAATAATGTCTGAAATTGCTTCTTTACGATCTGGGTTAATTACGTACTTTTCGTTTAACTGTTCTTCAGTTAGTCCTTCATTATTTTTTCGAACTTTGGCTTCAGCTTGTGTCCGCAGTTCTTCAGCCTCCGCTAAGTTTACTCTTGCATCAATATACGGTTTGCTTGTTGAAACGGCTAATATACTAGCAGAGAGTGCGTCATCTGCCGCCAACTGTCTTTTAGAATAAGTAGGAACAGGATGAGTTCCAAGTAGCGTTCTATAAATTTCAAGATTCTTAGTCCTTTGTAATACAGTTGTAGCTCCCGCTTTGAACCCTTCTTCTATTCCAAGTTTTCTTCCTTCATCAGTAATGTGTTTATTAAACTGCGTAGTAACATTAAATACTAAGTTAAGCTGAGTTGTTTTAGCTTCATCTGTTCGTTCGTCTATTTTTTTAATTACAGTATTTGCTATATCTAGCTCTCCAGTAAACATATCTATAGGTGTCTGCGCTATAATAACTATTCCGTCGCTAGTTACAGTCTGACTTGTTTTATATTCTTGTAAAGCGCCTCGAACTGATTTATCTTCATCTAAACCAAAAGTATTTGCAATTTCACGAGCCTCAACAAAATCCCCACCTGTATCTTTTAAAATCTGATCAAACATCATAAGGTTAGCCGCGCTCTGAGCATACGCAGAGTTTCTATAAGCTTCAACTGCTTCAGCTTCTCTTTTTTCTGAACCAAAAAAAGCAGTAAACTGATTAGTAGATATCTTAGATCGTCCAAGTTCAAAGGCTTTTTCTTTACTACCAGAGCCTTTAAATTTTGTTTGGGCTTCTAAACTTTTAGAATACTTTTTATATGCTTCTTCACCTAGATTTTTAACTTCTTCAAGTTTTAAAAATTCTGATTTATAGGCTCGTTTAAACTGTTCTTGTAGCTCTGGAGTTGAGTTCCACCTTAGATTTTTTTTATTTCTAAGAGCTTGTTCTAGTTGTAAGTCTGCTTGTTCATCAATAAAATAATCTTTTCCTGAAAGTTTAGAAGCTTCTAAATTAGTTGTTACACCATCTAGTTGCTTGTCTATTTTTTCTGCTTGTCTAATCATAATGTTAGTATCTAACACTTCTTTATTTTGCTCAAAGCTATTCATCTGATTAGCCAGTTTACTGTTCCCAATGTTACCTATTAAAACTCCACCAAGCTCTAGCAGGTCAGCTTTTTTTTTCCGCTTACGTGCCGCTTTAGCTTGATCATCTTTTCTTTTACGGACATCTTGAAGAAGCGATTCTCCATATTCTCTTATAGCCATAACATTAAATTCCTTGTGGGGGAGACATTAAACTCTGTTGATCTGGAGCAGGTTTTTCTTCAGGGAAAGCTAATAAACTTTCTTGCTTAGTTTCTATTTTAGGAAGCTCTGCTATTTGTTGCTCCATTTCAGGCGTTATTACATTAGCCGGAACTCGTCCGGTTTGTCCTGCTTTTTGAAGCTTTTTAAGTCTATCTTCTGCAACAGTAACGCCAAGATATTGTTGCTCTATTTCTTCGTCTTCTTCTTCTCCGCGATAAATAACCATTGGCAAGTCTAGTTTTTCAGCTAAAGCAATAATCATGTAGGCAACAGGCTCAACTAACATAAACATTAAGTCGGGATTAAATTTACCTTCTTGAAACTCTACAAAAAGTAAAGTCTGTGCTATGTCCATAATTGCAGTACCATCTCCAACAGCGTTCATAATTGAAGTATATACATCTGGCTCTATAAGCTTACCAAACATGTATTCAGAAGCGCCATGCACCGAAACAAACTCAGGTGCTTGCTCATACAGATCAGGTTTTTCTGGATCGTTTGTTAAAGATTGGCCGGGAATTGGTCGCTTACCGCTAAGTTGGATTTTTTTATACTCTTCTTCTGCTGTTGCCATAATTTAAAACCCTTTAAACTGTAGTGTTGGAATACTGATTAGTTTGATTCATATATCCGTTGTACTGAAAAGCAGTGTATCCGAAAGCCATTGGATTATTAGAAACTTGTTGTTCAAAAGAACGTGCATTCATTAGCTCTGGAGCGCCGTAAGTCCCTACATCTGCTGTTTGAAATTCAGGAATATCTGCGCCAAACGAATACTGATTATATACTGGTTTTTCTTCAAGACCCATTTCTTGAGCGAGTCTAGTAACTGCTTTGTTTTGTAGCTTACCAGTAGCTCCTTCTAAGGGATTGCTTAAAAAACTTCTTCCTTCATTGTACATATTTTTAGGCAAGTCTAAGAAGTTTTGACCTAAATCTTTTACACCTTCTGAGAATGCACTTCCTCGTATGTCACCTGTTTGAAATCTTTTAAACATATTTTTATTAGCATTGTTTAAAGTGTTAAAGTTGTCTTGAGACATATACCATTCGTTATCGCCTATTTTAAATTGAATGTCGTCTTTAATTCCTTTCGGTGAAAATTTAAAATCAATTAATTCTTTATTTGTATATTCACCGCCTATATCAGTAATTTGTTGGTCAGTATACTTTGAAAGAGGGTCGTTTACATTTGTATTTACTCCAATGTTAACATCAGAATCTACTCGTTTAAAGTTACTATCTGTTATTTTGCTTTCTTGCACATCTTTTAAATTAACAGGTTTCTTAGCAATTTCTTTAGATGCGTCATCTGCTGTAGCTTTAAACGCACTTTCATATTGCGCATCTCTAGCCGTAAAAAAACTTTCAGACTGTGTTAAATTTCCAAATCTAGAGGCTTCTCCAACACTACGCGAAAACGCACTGTCTGTAACTGTTCCTGTAGCACTGTTACCTGCACCAAAAAAATTATCAGCCGCATTTGCAAACATATCACCTTTAAAACCTAATTTTTTACCCGCAGTTTTTGCAAAATTTGTAAGAGTTTCAGTAACTCCTTGAGTAATATTGTTAAATACTGTTCCTGCTTTACCAACAGTACTGCTAACAAATCGCATCATGTTTCCGGCACCGTTAATAACACCTGACATTGCTCCAGTATAACCTGCTAAACCTGAAGCTGTTTGTGTTATTCCTGCAATAGCCGCTTGACTTGCGGCAGTTCCGGCGGCTGTAGCGGCGGCGGCGGTAGCACCTGTAGCTGTTGCGGCGGCAGTAGCTCCGGCGGCGGCAGAGGCTCCTGCGGCACTAGCGGCGGCGGCACCTTGAGCGGCTGTCTGACCCGCTATGCCTGTCCACATTGACCCTAAAGCCTGTCCAATTCCCGGCAAAATAAACATCATGGCTATTTGACCAAGCACACCAATTTTATTCATAAATTTGCCAAACTTTTTAAAGGCACTTTTAATTCCTTTGCCAATACTTTTAACGCCTTTTTTAAGTCCTTTCCAAACTTTACTAAAAAATCCCATTATTAAATTCCACCCGTAATTCCACCATATGTTTTAAGTAATGCTAAAAGAGAACCTGTACTAGTTTCTGCATCTTTAGCCGCCCCTGACTCATTTCCAATAGCTGTTGCAAGTAGCTGAGCTTCTCGTTGTTCGTTGTTTTCATAAGATTGTCTTATGTACGCGGCTTCATCTCTTAATGTTTGCCACATTTGAGTTTGATCTAGTGCAGAAATGTTATACGCGTTTTGAACATTCATTTGATTAGCCGCATTAGCGGCGGCAGTGTTTGCAGTATTAGCTTGTCTACGCCACTGAATGTTAGACTGTTCAACAGCCTGTGCGTTTGATGCATTCCATTGATCACGTTGATTATCAATAGAAGCATTAAACTTGCTTATATCAACTTCAAGCTGTGCTGTAAGGCTATCAGCTTGCAACGTATTTCCTGCTTCAATAGCCGCTGTACGATTAGCTTCAGTGACGTTAAAAGACTCCATAGCGTTTCGCGCACTGGTATTAAACTGCTTCATGTTGTTAGACTGACTAATCATAAACTGGTCTATTTGGTTTTGCGAAGTAGCGCCAAATTGTAACGCGGCATTTTTAGCGGCTTGGTCAGACAACAAAGTCTGTTGAGCCATTTGTTGATCCATAACAATACCTTGTTGCTCGTTGTTAAGGTTAGCCATGTCCATAGTTAAGAAGTTTTTAGCGTTTTCTACGGATACTCTTGTACGTGCATCAGCGTTAGCAAGATCAACCTGTGTTAGCATTGTAGCGTTCTGTATTGCTGTTTGCTGATCGGCACTGAACTTTGTAGCCGTCATAGTCTGCATAAACTTACTGTTAGCCAGTGCCATTTGTTGCTCACCGCTAAACTCGCTCATATCAAAGTTAGCGTTTATTTGAGCGTTAAACATTGCCGCGCTTTGTTCGTTGCTAAGATTTGCAAGTCCCATTTGCTGTGCAAGCTGTGCGTTGACCTGTCCTGCCGCCATTTTCTTTTCGTAGACTTGAAGCTCTGCAATGTTCTCAGCAGACATAGAAGCCATGTCAGCTTGACTCCGTGAGCTAAGGTTAGCTAGGCTTATCTTCTCTTCCATAGAAAGATTAGCCATGTCAGCATTCTGTTCAAGCTGTTCGTTTTGCGACATGACCTGAACATAAGTATTAAGCTCTTGTAATCGTCCTCTGTTTCCTTCAGTAAAGTTTGCATTATCTGCGGCGGCTCTTTCAGACAACTCAGCCAACTCCATCTGCTGTTCGTTACCTAAGTTTGCAAGCTCCATTTGCTGTGCAAAACCCGCATTAGTTTTCTTAAAGTCTACAAGAGTATTAAGATTAGCAAGACGCATTTGTTGGTCAGCAGACATGTTAGCTCTTTCTGTTGTGTTCTTTTCAGAAAGTTCTGACAACTCTACTTTAAGTCTTGCATCTAAATTTACTTCTTCCATGCGCGAGTTAAGCTCAGTCTGGCGTATAGAGCGTTGAACTTTAGCGTTGTATGTAGTTAACTTAGACTGCTGTTCGTTAGTTAATGATTCAGAATCAGCACGGTTTAAAGACTCTAAGTTTGCAAGCTCTGTTTGCTGATCAGTACTAAAGGTTTGAGAGATTGCTTGCTGACGCATCTCAGCATTCTTTACGCCTGTAGTTAGCTTAGCGTTTAAGTTAGCAAGCTCTACTTGTTGTCGAGCATTTAAGTTCTCTGAAGACGCTTGGTTTTGAGCCGTAAGATTAGCAAGCTGTAAACGCTCCTCTGAACTCATGTTAGCTAACTCAGTCTGCTGACGGAACCCAGTGTTCTGCGCCATGTGCTGTGCGGCAGTCTGTAGCTGTGTAAGTTTAAAACGATTAGCTTCTGTAAAGTTAGCACTGTCAGTAGCAGATTTGTCAGCTAATATTGCCATTTCCATTTGCTGTGCATTGCCCATACTAGCTAAGTCCATTTGCTGAGCTAGTTGAGCGTTTGTAGTTTTAAAGGTTACTAAAGTTTCTAAGTTTTTTAAACGCATTTGTTGATCTGCGCTCATGTTTGCACGAGAGGTGTTGTTCTTTTCAGACAGTTCAGATAGTTCTATTTTTAAACTGCTATCTAAGTTAGCAACTTCCATTTGCTGATCTAGTTCTGCTTGACGACTAGCTCGCGTAACAACATTATTAAGTCTTGTTAACTCAAATTGATTCTCTGCTGTAAAGTTTGCTGTGTCTGTAGCGGCTCTTTCAGATAAGTTAGCAAGTTCCATTTGTTGCTCATTGGACATATTAGCTAAGTCCATTTGCTGAGCAAACTGTGCGTCAGTTTTACGGAAGTCTATAAGAGTTTGTATGTTTGTCATACGCTTTTGATTTTCTGCGGTCATTGTATCTTTAGAGGCCGCATTCATTTCAGACACACGTTGCATTTCAACCTGTAAAGACTGTGAAATATTAGCTTTTTCCATGTCCTGATTAAGTTCTGCCTGACGCATGGTTTTATTTATTTGAGCATTATACGTTTGTAATCTTGCTTGTTGATCAGCAGTCATGTTTTGAGACTCTGCTTGATTTAAAGCTTGCAAGTTTGCTAAGTCCATTTGAGCATTTGTGCTTAACTGAGCTATAGCGGCTTGTTGAGTCTGTGCGGATGTTTGTTGCGCTCGTTGCTGAGCCATTTGTGCATTAGTTAATTCTGTCTGCTGACGTTGCTCTGCTGAAGTCATAACAGCTTGTTGATTAAATGTACCTTGTTGTACTTGAATCTGCTGAGCCATTTGAGCAGTCTGTGACGAGGCAGTCTGACGGTTAGCAAGATTCTGCATCCGTATCTGCATAACACCTTGAGCAGTCGAAAGATTAGCTTGCTGTTGATTAGACAAGTTTTGCTGTGCGCGTTGCTGTAAAGCTTGAGCATTGCTCTGAGCCATTGGCAAAGCACTTTGGATAATAGCATTAAACAAAGCATCACGGCCTACAGTAGAAACACTTAAACCTCTAGCGGCCATTTGTTGGTTCATTGCATCTATAGCGGGCTTAGCCCACAATGGAGTTTTACCATCTTCCATACCTGCAAGTAAACCTTCCATCTGTGTGGAGACAAGTGCTTCAACAGGCAAAGCCGCAATAGCCGCAATAGTCTGTGGGTCAGCATCTTCGTCTTTTTCTACACGAACTGTTGCAGGGTCTTCAGCAATAGCGGCTGTTATTTCTGGCTGTACGTTTGCAACAACCGCGTTCATATCTGCGGCGGCTACGGTTCTGTCCTTGCCTGTAACAGCTTGCATAGTTGCGGCGGCCATTGTAGGAACACCACCAATTTGTGCGGCATCTCCTTGAGGCGCGTCACCTGTAATAGCTTCACGGCCTACTAAATCTACAGATTCTGCATCGCCTAGTTCAGTAGCAATGCGCTGTGCGGCTTCTCCTACTTGTGCGGTTCTTGTAGCGGCTACTTCATAAGCGGGTATGGCATCTATGTCTGTATTGCCGCCTTCGGGTGTAAAGTCTGCGGCATAGTATTCTGCTTGTGCAGGTTTTTTATCTTCAGGAATAATCATTGGCTCATATTGTCGTTCAACGGCCACGCCTGTTTGATTTTCGCGCGATAGTTCCAATGTAAAATCTTGTAACTCGCCTGTTTGTTCAGCCGTAGCTTCAGCAGATTGATCTTCTGTAACTGCATCTCTACGGTCTTTTTGTGCTTGTACGTCACCCACAGTTGCAGAAGCCATGTCGCCTTGATCAGCGGCTTGACGGCCTTCACGATCTGCAAAACCTGCTTCGCCTACGTCAGCTATTTGTTCTTTCTGTCCTGCGGCAACATTAGCGGCTTCTAAGAAATCTGCGGAGGCAGTAGTTCCTTCAGAAGAACTCATAGAAACGGCATCGCCTTCTGCGGCTGTGCCTGTTTGGGCTTCTCTAAACTCTCTAGAGTTTCTGTAGTCTATTAAAGCTTGATCAGGATCAACGCCACGTTTTTCAGCATCTAATTTAATTTCATCAATTTTAGATTGTGGTATTACTACGCCTGTACGTGTGTCTACATCAGGGCCTTCAACTACAGAAGCAATCTCAGCAACGCCATCTGTAGCGGCTGTAGCATATTTTTTATCAATTAAATCGGGGTCGCGCTGTGCCGCAGTTCCTCTTGCTTCTGTTTCTTTAGCATCATCGCGTTTAGTTGGATCAGCTTTAGAAGCTTCGGCTCCCCCATCGGTTCCACCTGCTTTAGCTTGAGTAACTTGTTTATCAAATTTAGCGGCTTTAGTAGTGCCTACACTTCCGGCTGTTTCAGCATCGTAAGTTTCTCTTTTTTTAGTGTCAGGATTTTCTACTTGTCTACGCGCACCAGTTTCTTTGTTATAAACAAATATATTTCCTTCGCTAGGCATGTCTTGAGGGTAGCCTTTGTTTTTTGCAGGAGTCCTAGAAAACCCTTCTGGTACTCCTGATTCAGCGGCTTGGCTTGCAGAACCTTGTTCGACTGTCAGGGCTTCCGCAGTCACAGTACTTGATGTAGCGTCTGTAGCGTCGGTAAGCTGTTGAACAGCAGAACGGTCAGTAATGCCTTCTTGTGAATCAATACTTACAGAGTCTGCTTGACGAATGTTAGCTTGTGGGCCTGTAACTTTTATATCTGTAGGAGCAGTAGCAAAAGACGCACTGCCGCCACCCGTAGTTGCGCTAAAACCATTAGCCGCGTTCCATCGACCTAGCTCTCTTGTTTCTGCGTCTGTTGGAAAAGCCGGATTTGCAGGAATAGGACGCGGAGTACCATATAAAGGACTATCTGGATTTCCCTCTCCTTGAACCTCGCTAGTCGCTGTTGTTGGGCCTGTTCTAGTTACACTTCCACTGCTCATAGGGTTTTGTTGCGCTAAGGATGAAGCGGTTGGTTGTGTTATGTTAGGAGCTACGAAAACATCTGAAACATCGGGCTTAACTACATTTGAACTGTTACCCGCCGCACCTTTAGGTGGATTGCCGCTGTCATCATAAGGAGCAGGAGACTTTGGCATAGGCTTAGGTATAAAAGCAGGGCTACCACCCCTAGCGTATTTTTTACGTTTCAGAGACTTCAAAGTCTTGTTAGCGTTTTTCTTGTTTTCTTTTTTACTCATCGTTATCTACCTTTCTATTAACAAGTTTTTGAATTGTTTCTGATTCATAAATCCTAATGCCTAGCCATATAATTGTAAACAAAGAAGCAGTAGGTGGTAGCCAACTAATCATAGTTAGTACTCCTGTGCTTGCGGCGGCTATATCTATTACTTCTTTGGTTTCGTTCATAAGGTTTAATCCTTTGCTTTGTTGCCAAGAAAAGCGAATTGCTCTAAAACCTTATAAGCTTTAGCAACCCATACGTCATCCTTTGGGGTTTCTGTGTAATTGCAAACAACACTAGCAATAGTTACTAGTGAAGTCGCAAGTACATATAGGTCTAATAAATATGCCATTAAAACGGTACTCCCCAAGCTGTAGGAGGTGTCTTAGACTTTGTAATCTGCGCGGCTACTTTGTCTTCAACGCGGGTAACTTCGTCTGAGCCTAGTGTTTCTTTTACCCAACCGACTACATTAGCTTCCGTAAGGCTATCGTAGGCTGTGTAGCCTTCTGCGCTTGCGTCAGGCGTATAGGACTCCATGCCCGATACTGTGCCTGTGTGATCGCCATCGGTTTCTGATGCGCTCCAAGCGGCATGTACTACGCCCTTGTCAGAGTCTGTGTTGTATTCTATGTTTGTGATGTTCCAAGTGACTGCCATTTTGTTTCTCCTTTTACGCGGCTTCTGCGGCTGTAATAGCGGCATTGATGGTGGACATATCTTCACTGCCCCAATCATCCATTGCTACGCCACCTGATAAGTATCCTGAACTTCTCATAACACGCTCTTTAACTTCATCGTCTGTCATGTCAGAACAAAAATCGTTGTCTGAATCTAGGGCGTTTGTAATAACGCTTACGCTACCTAACATTGCAGAATACATCTGCGCTTTTTCTTCATCGGTTCTTGTTACTTCTTCACTCATAATTATTTATCCTTCTAGGGTTTCTATTCGTGCGGTTAATGCTTCAATCAAGGCTTGTTGCTCTTGTATAGCTTTGACTAGGATTGGTACGAACTTGCTGTACTGTAGACCCATCTGCTTGCCGTCTTCTGTGTGGCTAGAGACTAGGTTGGTTTTGTTGTCTTTGTCGTATCCTGCCGCTATTTCTAGGGCTTCTACTTCTTGGGCTTTAAAGCCTATGTCCAACCAATCTTCTTTGTGAGTACCATCTGGAGTCTGTGCGTTAAGGTCATAGTCTTCAGCGTACTTGTCGCCATAATTGGCTCTTTTATCCCACTTGTAGGTAACAGGTGCTAGGGCTTTTACAAAGTCTAAGCCTAAGTCTAAAGCGGTAAAGTCTGCCTTATCTCGCGCATCAGACGCTACTGACCAATCTACTTGGATGTTTGCATGGGTAATGTTTCCATCGCCAAGAACTATCCTATTGTCTGCGGTTACATGGTTACCGCCAGGACTTCCTGTGCGTCCTGAATCTTTACCTAAAAATAAATTATTACCGCCGCTTGTTAATGCTAAACCTGCGGCATTGCCCATAAGAGTGTTATTTTGACCTGTAACAAGAACTCCCGCACTTGACCCTACTGCGGTATTAGAAGAGCCACAGTTAGCTGATAATGCTGAGTACCCAACAGCTACGCATCCTGCACCATCATCAGTTGCATCACCTGCAAGAGCGCCCACGAATGTGTTAGCTGTGCCTGTGGTTATTGAGTATCCTGCATCGTGACCTACTGCGGTGTTGTACATATCTGTAGCTGAAGAAGGGTTTTGTGATGCTAAAGCCTCCATACCAACTGCTACTGACTTGCTACCTATTGTATTTGAACCTAGCGAACCAAAACCTACAGCTACGTTAGCGTCTGCATCAGTAATGGCATCTCCTGCGTTACCACCGATGAGGGTGTTTTGAACGCCTGTTGTAACTGCGGTTCCTGCATTTGACCCTACTGCGGTATTGTAAATATTGCCAGACGAATTAACCTGAGCCTTTAAAGCGCGTGTTCCAATTGCTACGTTATTTTGACCGCCTGTTTCAGTGCTTAATGCTTCAAAACCTACTGCAACATTGTCTGCCGCGGCTTGAAGAGCATCTCCTGCTAATCCACCTATGAGGGTGTTTTGGATGCCTGTGGATACTGAGCCACCTGCAAACATACCAACAGCGGTATTATAGGCATCTGTAGCAGATGTAAAGTTTTGAGCAACTAAGGCTTGATAGCCAATAGCTACGCTTCTACTACCTAGAGTATCACCGCCTAAAGCACCAGAACCAACAGCTACATTGTAATCAGCATCTGTTAGCGCATCACCCGCAAGACTACCAATAAGGGTGTTGTTAACGCCTGTGGTTACTGCTTTTCCTGCGGAATGACCAAGAGCAGTATTATATCCATTTGCACCTGAACCTAAAGTATGTGTGGCAAGTGCGTCTGTTCCTACTGCTGTATTTTTATCTGAAACTGTATTTGTTGCGAGTGACCCATGACCAACTGCTACGTTTTGTCCTCCGATTGTTATAGCACCTGCGGCATTATATCCTACTGCTACGTTGTTATTGGCTCCTTGCATTGCATCACCTGCTAAACCGCCAATGAGGGTGTTTTGTACGCCTGTGGTTACTGCGTATCCTGCAAAATGACCCACCGCAGTGTTGTACATAGTAACGGCTGATGCAGGGTTTTGTGTTCGTAACGCAGATGCTCCAACAGCAACTGACGCGCCTCCTAGAATGTTTGTCCCTAAAGAGTCATAACCAATAGCAACATTTTCATCAGCGTCAGTAGTAGCATCACCTGCAAGACCACCAAGGAAAGTATTTTTAACGCCTGTGGTTACTGCGGCTCCTGCTGACATTCCCACCGCAACATTGTATGCGTCCGTAGAAGATGTAAAGTTTTGCGCTAATAACGCATTCATTCCTACAGCTACCGACCTATTTCCTTTAGTCTCTGCACTTAAAGCGTTTGCACCAACAACAGTATTATAATCTGCTGTATTTATAGCGTCACCTGCTCCATAGCCTACAAACGTAGAGTAATCACCCGTAGTAATCGCAGTACCTGCTTCATCGCCTACGACAACATTATAATTACCACCGCTTGTAATGCTGTTACCTGCGTTGACACCAAATCGGACGTTAGAGGTTCCTGCGGTTGGGGTGGATAGAGAGCCGTCTCCTGCTATTTGAAAACGAGGAGAGTTGTTAGTAGAAAAAATCATTGACCCATTAAAATGATTGTTTAGATGAGCAGTATCAGAAGAACTGTCGTTATATATGTTAAAACCATTAGAAGATGATTCTTGACTTTTTAATCTTATGCCTGAAGTTGTTGTTCCAATAACGTCTAAAGCTACGTCAGGTGAGCCAGTTCCTATTCCTACAGCATTATTTTCACCATCAACAAACAGCATATTGGCGTTGCCGTCTGACTCAACGCGGAAGTCTAGGTCTTTGGAGTTGTCATTAATAACAGTTTCAGTAGCGTTCATTAATATGCGAGATATGCCTTCTTCAGTAGCAAGACTCGTCATTAACTCAAGCCTACCGTCTTCTGTTGCATTACTTGCATCTACGATTCTAGCTTCTATCTTGGCGTAACCATGTGCTTCTGCCGCATCATTTTTACCATTAAAAGAAATTGTACCTATTGAATCTCCATCAGCAGGGTTTGCTGATTGCCTATCTAGTACAAGCAAAGGCCCTGCATTTGCATCTGCATCTGTAGAAATAAGGGTTAGCTGTGGGAGGTTGTCGGCTGTGGTAAATGTTGCAGATGTTGCCGCTATTGTAGAACTAAACGTAGCCGCACCTGCCGCTGTAATTGTAAGTCTGTCGTTATTGCCGCCTGTACCAATTACAAAATCATCACTTGTACCTGTGTGCATGACAAACTGGTTAGCTGTGTCGTTTCTAAATGTAATTGAGCCAGAGTTAGCACCGCCAAACCTAATAATATCGTTAGCAGAACTAACATAATCACCGAAGCCGTCTCCGGCTATGCGGAAGCGTTCGCCTCCTGCCGTAGAAAAGCCAAGAATATTTGGATTAATGTTGAACATCCCAGTATCAGAATCATCGTGAAAACTATGTGCAGGAGTGGACGCACTTTCACGACCTGTCAAAACTGCTGAGTTTTCAACTCGCATATCTCCGTTTACTTGTAGAACAGTTGAACCTCCAGATATTGTAGCCCCCCCTATTCCTACCGCATTATTACCACCATCAACAAACAACATATTAGCGTTGCCGTTTGATTCGACTCTAAAATCAGAATCAAGGCTATTTTCGTTAAAAACAATATTACCGTTTTGACTAATGTTTATAGCGGGATTTGAAAAAGTTGTACCTTCTGATGCGGTAGAAGGAACAATTGAGAATGTATTTGATACATGTGTAGCCGCTCCAATCTGCCAATTATATTGACCACTAGCTAATATAAATTGTTGTTTTAGACCATTACCACTTTCCCCACCAACTCTTAAAGCGACTCCAGAACCATTTGATGAGTTAACATATGTAAGCCCTGATACATTCAAAGACCCATCAATGTCAGTATTATCAAGGTTAGTTGTACCACCTACGTCTAAATCGCCATTGAAGTCTACGTTGCCCGCAACAGTTAAAGTAGAGGCAAGATCAACAGCGCCGTCGATATCAACAACATCAAGGTTAGTTACGCCATCTACGTCTATGTCCCCAGAGATGTCTAGGCTTGCCGCAATGATCTCACCGCTTGCGTTGATAGCTCCGTTGATATCAATCGTTGTAGCCGCTATCTGAATCTCTGTGTCAGCGACTATATCTAACTGTCCATCAGTGCTTGAGTTGATGTAGATTGCAGAGTCTCTGAACTGAACCTTGTCGGTTGTAGTCAACTCTACGTTAGTTCCACTGGATGTATTGCTTAGTGCAAGTATTTCGGCAAGTGTATCAACCGTGTCTTGTTGTGCGTCTACATAGGCTTTAATGCTCTGCTGAGTCGCTAGAGCCGTTGCGCTGTTACCCGACATATCATCTTGGTCTAGGATGTCTGTGACGGTTACAGAGCCTGTGCCTGATATAGCATCAAATTCTATTGTGCCGTCTACATCTAGATCGCCGTTAAAGTCTACGTTGCCGCCTACTGTAAGAGTTGTAGCAATATCTACAGCACCATCAATGTCAACAACGTCAAGGTTGGTTGTTCCATCTACATCTAGGTCGCCATTAAAGTCTACATTGCCTGTAACAAGCAAAGTAGTCGCCATGTTTACTGCACCATCAATGTCTACAACATCAAGGTTTGTTGTTCCATCTACATCTAAGTCGCCGTTAAAGTCTACGTTACCCGCTACTGCAAGCGTTGTAGCCATATCTACAGCGCCATCAATGTCAACAACGTCAAGGTTAGTTGTTCCTGCTACATCTAAAGCGCCATCAATATCTACTGCGCCTGAGAAGTCACCTGTAGCCGCATCAAGCTCACCGCTCAATGTAATGTTGGTAGCTCCAGTAACTGCACCATTAAGTGCTACAGCACCATTAATATCTACAGTTGTGGCGGCTATTTGAATCTCAGTGTCTGCAACAATGTCTAGTTGTCCGTCAGCACTAGAGTTAATATAAATAGCTGAATCACGGAACTGTACTTTATCGTCAGTCGATACAGAAATGTCTGTACCCGCAGTAGTGTTGCTGAGTGCTAAGACTTCGCCGAATGTGTCTACAGTATCTTGCTGTGCATCTACGTAGGCTTTAATAGACTGTTGAGTTGCAAGGGCTGTAGCACTGTCGCCTGACATATTATCTTGATCTAAAATGTCCGTAACTGTAACTGATCCTGTACCGGATAGACCGTCAAACTCTATAATGCCATCTACATCTACGTTGCCTGTTACAGTTATGTTGCCACCGACTGTAAGGTTTCCTGTAGCTGTAAGGCTATCAATGTAAGCGTTCTTGAAACGCAAAGCATTTGTACCAAGGTCTACATCGCTATCAGTAACCGGATATACTACACCGTCTTCAATGCGTACTTGCTCAACGGCACTACTGCCTACTTGTACAAAAACGCTCCAACGGTTGTTAGTGCTGTCAACAACTATCTTGTTTAAGAAGTCTTGATCGCCAATTGTATGAATATTACCGCCTTCTCCTGCGCCTCCATCGTGTTGGTGTCCTGTTGTACCGCTACTAGCATACGCAAAAGATGCGACTAGTTGATTATATTCGGTATTAAAAAGTGAGGCTGTGATTGTATCGCCATCAGCAAAAGTGCTTTGTCTTGTATAGCTAGTGCCTGACATTAGTTATCTCCGTGTTGATGGCATATAATCTATATACATACCGTTTACTGAAAAAGGTGGGTTCTTATCATCTGTTCTTATTCTAAAGCTTACTGAGTATCCACCACCCTGTACTGCTTGGCGAACTAAAGGATCATTAGATGCCCCAAAAATAGTATTGCTAAACAGTGAAGTGCCAAAAATAGCGGGGGTAGGCACTGCTGTCATCGTATAGTCTAGTGGTTGAGGAACATCATCGTCCTCATAATCATATCGTACTCTTAGTACAGGCTCTGCAATACCTTCGGGACTAAACGAAAGCTTAACATAGCGCATGTTTTTTCGTGTTCCAAAGTCTCCAAAGTCATAGTTAGGTGTTTTATAAGTTGCACGTATATTAGATTCAACGCCTAAATGTACAAAAGAGTTTCCAACATCATGAGTATAAACATATCCTTCGCTATCTCCGTGGAATGTTTTTTCAGTGCCGTCTGCGCTAAAGCCAGAAGTAATTGCTCTTGCTTGGATACCAAATGTTTCTGACCATGCAAAGCCGCTAGAAGTTAAGGAACCTATAATGCCTTTAGATTCATTAGCGGCTTGAGTTGATGTTGTGTAAAAAATTCTGTATTGTGATTTTTGACGCAATACAACACTATCTACAATTAAAGTTGCAATGCTACTTGCTATTGTTTCAACAACACTTTGTATTTGTCTGCTTACTGAGCCTAACTCAACGTCACCAATACGTGCTGTACCTGCAATTGTTCTTACACCATCAGGACTTAAAAATACTAAGTCACCTGCAACTTCTTGAATTGTGTGTTTATCTAAACAACCTACGTTTTTAGTTACTGGTTGGACTGCAATAGACGCAGAATTATTAATATTTATAAGTTTATAAATACTGTTTTTACAAAATATTACAAGGTCAGAACGGAAGCCACGAACCCCTATTACTTTGTCATCTAGCTTAATGCTTCCTGCACCACTTCCTGAAAAACTAGTAATGTCGTCAGTAGCACTATAGTAAATTGTGTTAGGGTTATTAATATCTCCTGCAACTACTAAGTGTCTGTCGTGTACTGTGCAGGTTGTAGGAAACACAGAACCTGATACTGTTATTTCTTCGGCAAAATATGTTCTATTATTTAATGCTCCAGTGCCTGTCATTTTAAAATAGAAAGGTTTTGTAGCTGAAGACTCGTCAACTATAACAAGCTCGCCGTAAGTTGTATCGCCTTCGTATACTGCGAAACTACACTGCGATTGATTGGTTCTAGTTAGCGTTGAGCGGCCTGTAAAGGCTGTATAGTTATCACCGCCACCGGCAACGCTTGCTCTGTTAATCTGTAGCCATGTAGAACCCTCTAGCGTGAAAAAAATGTTTGTTCCTGAACAAGCTATTAAGCCATCAGCATAAACAAACAATCCTAAAATTGGGTTGTCGCCATTAGGGTTGCTGTTTCCAAATCTTTGAAAGCCGTTAACTCTACGATAACCGCCGTCTGTATCGACTTCAAAGTTTTCAAGGTCTGTTGCAAGCCCCGGCTGTGCTAACATTTCAAATTGGTTCAGGTTAGTATTTAAACCACCTTTGCACGATAAACCAAAAGGTTGTGAACCGGCCATACTATACGAATCTCATTCGGTCATCTTTCATATAAATAGGCGTTGGCCCCATAAGAATAAGTTTCATATTCTTTAAACCTTTTTTATAATCTTCGTTTGAAAATGCCGCCGCTTGAGCGTTGTCTTTAAATTGATGTACATAATATCGCGCTCTGTTTAATAGTACAGCAGAAAACGAATCAGGGAATACTAATACATCAGAGTATGCTGAAAGGGCTGTAGGCTGAACATAAGCAAAGAACCAAATTCTATATACTTTATCAGGGATAGCACTAAGCCCAAACTTTCTATTGTCAGGGCTTTTAATTACACGGCTAGGCGTACCATACTGTTGTGTGTCAGCATCGTCTAAGTTTTCACTAACTCTAAAAAAATCTTTCCATTCTTCAATTGTTGTAAATTTTAAATTGCGGCTTTCATACGGAGCAGTTTCTCCGGAAACACCGACTGTAGTTAAATAGAAATTGTCCCAATCTATATAATTATAATCTGTAGTGAGTGACGAGCTTGCAGGTTTTAGCTCATACCAACGAGTACCTGCTACTGTTTCAACAAATGTATTGCCGTACATAGGATCAGTTTCGCCACTTTCTTCTAAAGACAGAAAAGGCCATTGAGGTTCCTCGTTAACAATATCAAAATAAGCTCTATTAATAACGTCTTTTACGTGCGTCTGTATTCCTACGGAAGAAGAAAAAGAACTAGATGTAAGCTCTACTTCGTTTATTTCGCGTAAGATTTCATTCGCTAAAGTTAAAAAGGTTGTTGCCATGAGTTATTTCGCCTTTGTAGTTTTAGTAGGCTTGCCGAATATAGCATCCCAGTTATCATCAAATTTCTTTTTGTTTTCAGGCTTATACCAACTTCCTGTATCGCCTAATATCTTTCCTCTCTTCTTGCCTCTCATCATTACAGGCTTTGCATCGCTTCCTACTATAGCCATATTGTCCTCTCAAAGATCAGGGGGTTTTTACACCCCCATCTCTAATTACTTACTTAGTCAATACCGTAGAACGCAGATACTAATGCGTCTGGGCGTAGAACCTTAGCGCCGTATACGTGCAGTCCACGACAGATATCACCAAAGCTATCTGGGTCGCGTAGGACTTCAGTGCTTGTGATGGTCTGTGCAGTTGCAGTAGAGCTAATGTGTCCACATACTACTTGACCTGCCGCGTTGCTTGGAGCGGCGATGTTGTTAGACTTGTACATGTCAAATCCACGTAGCTTGCCAGAAGATACTAATCCGTTGCGGATTCCACCTTGACCGGCGTTGAAGTCAACAGACATCAACTTAGAGCTAGACTGAGATAGTTGCTCGTAAAAACTAGGTGGAGCTAAGAACCAACGACCTTCTTCTGGGATGCTTTGCTCGTCAAGTAGACGCGCCATGTGAGCCATCAAGTCAAGAGGGTCATGCTCGTTAGTACCGAAACCCAAATCCAAGTTACCAGTGCCGTCAAAAGTTCCTGCGGCTATGTCAGTAGCGTTGTCGCTACCAAGGATGTGGTTAGGGCTTGAAGCTGAAACGCCCGCAATAATCTTAGCAATTACGCCTTCGTCAAATGCGTCACGCAATGCGTAAGCGGCAGATGAAGATGCAACTTCTTTGAAATTTACGTGAGACATAGCAGTTTCGATATCATCAACTTTGAATTTAAATGCGTTAGCCACATCTACAATCAAAGTAGTTTCAACGTCAGTCAGCTTAGTCTGAGTTACGTCAGCACCACGCTCATATGAATATACAGTGATTTCTGGCTCTTTGATGATCTTTACAGAGTCACCAAAACCTGCGATTTCACCTGCATAGTCAGTGTTAGTAATTGCTTCTGCTACCGATGCTTTCCGGAAGAAGTTAAGAACCTTCTTAGAAAAGATTGAGGGCATAAAGAAGCTGTTAGTTTGACCGGAAACTGAGTTACCAAAGTTACCGTTAGTGTCTGTACTTTGCTCAAATAGAGCGTCTGAGGCGTTATAAGCCATTGTGTGTTACTCCTAAAAAAAGACAATAATATTTAATCTACTATTCTGCCTTCTATTATGGCTTGGTCAATATCACTTTCGTATTTATCAAATTGGGCCATAGACAGTTTAGCGATTTCCCGTTGTGACCAAATCTTTGGTTCTTTAGCATCTATTTGTGTTGTCCGTGTGGACACCATATCTGCCGCTGAAGATTTGGGGGCTTGTGATTTCTTTGCCTTCTGCTTACTTCCAATCTTAATACCATTTTCCATCTTATAAAGATCAATAGCTTTGATAGCTAATGAAACATTATTTGGGTTTTCGTAAATCCAACCTTGAATTGCTTCAGGTTGTTCCTTAGCCCATTCGTGAAACTTATCATCTCCGCGTATATCCTCAAAATCAGGATGTCTAGAACGCAATGTAGACTCTGCTTCTTTACGTTGGATGTTCAGTTCTCGTTCTTCAAGAACAGTCATCTTAGTTTTTAAAGCTTGTAGCTGTTGTTCGCTTTGTAAGTGTGCAACAGTTTCTACAGTTTCATATAGATCAGGGTACTGCTCTCTAAAGTTTTCAAGTTCTTCAGTGGTCTTAGGCGGGGCATACGCATGTTGCGTCTCTTGTGCCATCGCGGTAAGCTCTAATTCTTTTTGCTTAAAAGATGCTATCTTCTGATCGTAGTGTTTCTTTAGATCGTCGTATCGTTTTTTATAATTAGTTCTTCCTTTAGAAGTTGGCTCTTCTTGTTCAGGGGCCGCTTCGCGGGTAGCCTGTGGAGAGTCTTCTTCAAAGAAAAGCGCATCTGCTTTACCTCTACTTGGGGCATCTGGTGTGTGCCAAGCCTTCTTAGAGTTATACGGATTCGCAGTTGGTTCTTCAATTTGTTCATTAGCAGTTGACATATTAATCACACTCCTGTTGGGGCTTGCTAGTCTTTCAAGGTGGCTGTGCTGTTCGCGTTTACAGTACAGGGTCTTGATACTTCAAGGTGGCCTCTAGGTAAAATTTGATAAGGGGTCTAGTTAAAGAGTAGCCTTATCCCTTGTTAGTGCTTGGCATTCTATCTGCGTTTACCATCCTTGATCGAACAAGAGAAGCTTCTTCTTCTTCTTCAATTTCGGGTGCGTCATCGCTAGTTAGTCCTCCAAACGCTTTCTTCATTAAACCACCGTCATAGGCTTTTTCAGCTTCGTCCATCATAGTTTGTAGCTGATCAGCGCCCATTTGATCGGTAGCCTTCTTGGTGAAAACAAATTCACCATCCGATAACCTTGCGGGAATCGAATCTGATACTCCAGTGCCAAGGCCAGATACTTCGCCTTCACCGGAAAACTCTCCTGCAACATCCATAACCTTATCAAAGATGCCGCTTAGACGTTCGTCAGTTTCTAGAACGCCCATTAAATATTCTTGTTCTTCCATGTCTAAAGACTCTTCTAGTACATAACTAGTATAGTCCTCTTCCATCTCATCGTCTGGAAGCTGTGAAGCTTCTGCCGCTTCTTTCTCATCTTCAGGGATGTTGTCGTATGTGTCCACTGGCATCTCGTCTTCCATTTCCATTTCAGGTGGAACGAGCATAGAGCCTCCTTCAGCCTTTTTAGTTTTTGTATATGTTACATCAGAGTTATTCTCAGCGGCTAAAGCAACTTTAACAGGGTATGTTTTTCCCTCGTCATCTGTAAACTCAAAAACATCTAAGCCTTCTTTTTGTGCAGACGCAAATTCTTTTTGAAATCTATTTTGCGTGGGCTTAGTAAGCTTATCGTAAGCTTCCTTCCCGCCAAACGCAGTTATGGCCCCTGCTATCCCTGCTTTCATTTGTCCTTTTTTATAGGTTTTAGTAGCTTTCATAGGTGCTGAAGTCATAGCTATGCTTTCAGTATCACCACGTAAAAGACTTGTAAACATTGAATCTATATCACGAGGGCCGCCACCGCCAACACCATAATTTTCCACGTATCTTAAATCTTTTACTTCTTGTATATCGTCAGCTATTTCTTTTTCAAGGTTGGGATTTTCTTTTTTAACATCGTCTACAGCTTTTTGTATTTTAGCCCTAGTTGGTTTTTTACCAGACTTGGTTGTTTTACCAAGAGCTTTTGCAACTAAAGAAAATACTCTACCACCTACACTATACTCTTCACGCTCAGGAGAACTTAACATAGAGCCGCCAGACATTTTTCCTTGTCTTTGATTTTCTTTAAATCTTTTGTCAGCTTCATCTAAATCACGATCCATTTTGTCTTGATCTAACTTTCGCTGATGGTCTTCGGCTTCTTCATCTGACATAAACATATCAGGATCAAGTTCTTCTTCAAGCTCATCAACTGTCGTATTTTTAGCTTTAACTAGCTTACCGTCAGAATACTTCGCTCTGCCGCCATACATCTTGCCTTGTCTTTCTTCCATTTGCATTCTGTAGCGTTTGTCATCCATAGATTCTTTCATTTCTCAATCCTCAATTCTTTGTTTAGCTTCGCGTATTTGATCTTTTAGTTGTAACAAATTAACCAGAGAACTCACTCTCCCCTGCTTGCGGTACATTTCCAGTTCCGATGTTGCCACCGCCAGTGCCTGTAGCTCCAAGTTCTTGAGGCTGTTGAGATGCTCCTTGAGGGCCTCCCATAGCTCCTTGTTGCTCGTTAGGGGCGACAGCTTCGCCGCCAGTTGCTTGTCCAACATTTTGCGCTCCTATTATTTGTGCCATCATCGCGGCTTCTTCAGGATCATTGAGGATTTCATCTGGGTCTAAGTCTAGGCTGTAGGCCAACTCACTTACAATTTTAGAAATCTTAACAAACGGTGCGATAGCAGGGTTCTGTGCAGTCTGTAAGAACATTGTCAACCGCTGACTACGTACTTCTTTTTGCATAAGGCTGTTAGTACCCATTGCATTTATTTCTAGGTCGCCTTCAATGTTTAGGTCGCCTTCAAAGAATTGCATGTTCCATTGATAGTATGATCTTCCTAGTGGTCTAAGAAGAAAATCATCAATGTTTTTTACTACTGTTTTGATATTGAGGCTTGCCGCACCTAGAAGCATAGACATACCAGAAGCAGTACGAGTCATGCTCTGTACGCCTGTCTGTCCATGCGAGTAACTAGGTATTCCTGTCTGCTCATCTGCAAGCTGACGGAACTTGTCAAACATCATCATGTTTTCTTGAGAGGTGTTAGGAAATTTAAGCCCATGAATCGCTTGACCTTGCATTCCCGCTTGTCTGCGGAACACTTTTCCCGGATATATTTCCATTGATTGTCCACCAACCAACGCAGACTCGTCAACGTCAAAGACTAATGAACCACTCAATGCTAAGTTGTCGATTGCCATACGTGCATGACCATTCATTATTTGCTGAGAGTCGTCCATATTTTCAGCAACGCCAATACCAAAGAAAGAGTAAGGATTACGCTCGTAAGGAAAGGCATTGTATGGTAGTCTGTAAGGTGTAAATGGGTTAACAACCCCACGTAGCAACTTACCATTACTAATCCAAGCATTAACTTGTACTTCATCTAAATCATCGACCTCATCTGGAAGTTCCATTCCCGCTTCACGAGCATATTGTGCGTCCATTACGCCCCAATACTCTAGAACCTCAAAAAGACCATCGCCATACTCTTCGGTGCGATGATCGTCTTTTAATTCAGCCTCATAATCTTTTTCGACGTAGTTTGAACCCATGCCTAAGCATTCACGAATCTGATCTTTGTTGAAGTGAGGCAGTTTTGCTAGACCTCTAAGCTGTGAGCGGTTCATTTTGTGGCGGTGAAAAGTATACTCGCAATCTTCCATCGTTGTTGCGTTAGGGTCTGGGAAAAAGTCCCAAATACTTACAAACTCAATGCGCGGTACGCGTACAGATAACGGATTATAACTTCTTTCGCCTGTCTCTTCGTCTTTTTCCCACCGACTAAGCGTTTTATTGTAGTTAAATGGGCCTTTGACTACTCCAGTTCCAAACAATGCAGACTCAAACAACGCATTACGCAGTTCAGAAGAGCCATTAGACTCCTCAATCTGATCATGTATTAATCTTTGCATCATTCTTGCCGCATCTTTAGCGGGTGCAAGCTGTAAAGCCTGTGGGTCAGGGTTAGGGCCGTTTTTAAATTTAACATCTGCGTCTTCTAAAGCATTTTCAAGGGCTGTTTCGCCTGATGAAAAGGTAGCTCCCGCTTTTAAAACCTTACCATCGCCTTCATAGCCTACGTCAAAAGGATTTACAGCTTCTTCCGGCTCTTCTGGTTTTTCTTTAGCAGGAGAGCTTTCAATACTGGGAGCATTATCTAAATGCTTGTAAGTCGGAACGCCTTCAGGAACGCCTGTTTCTTTAACACCTATTGGAAATTGTCCTGTGCCAAACATAACATCTACAAGTTGACCAAAAGCCGCAATAACTTTAGTCTTAGTTACTTTGATAAAGACTCTGGACTTTTCTGATTCGCGGAAGCGTACATTCTTAGGATATAATCCACGGAAATTGTGATACGCTTGGAGCCATCGAGCTTCATCATGCTCTCTAGCTCTTTCTGCTTGTTCAAAACGATCTTCGACCAAGCCTACAAATTTAAGACGTACAGATTCTTCAAGCGTCAAGTCAAGACCACTCTCACCTTCTACTGGTGCAAAGTAAATTTCACCTGCGTTTCCGAATAAACCGTTCTCTTCTTCACTCATGTATTCTTCCTTTAAAAACCTGCCGTCATCGTTAGAATTAGGCAGGTGTTAAACTTAAATTGCTTATAGAGCTTGGAACTGAACGATGTACTTAACAGTTGTAGCCGCTGTAGCTAGGTCTGCTCCGATTGGAGTTAGTCGAGCGTGTAGAGTACGGTCAGCGGCACTGTATAAAGTGCTTGCAATTACAATAGCCTCTGAAGTAGCGGGGCCGCCTACAACACCTGCGGTTACTGAAGTGCTTACAAAAGCGTTAGCTCCGTGGCCGTGAGAATCTTTAATAAGATACAAAGGAGCTTTAGCCGCCCAAGTTACAGCAGAACCACCGTCATCTAGGATAGCTTCAGTAGCGATAATCTGTCCACCACCTGCGGCTGTTCCTAAACTAAAGTCTACGTCATTACC